CCCTGTGTTCCAGTTGCACCTTGGAATCCTTGATTTCCTTGAAATCCTAATCCAGTTACACCTTGAAAACCCTGTGTTCCAGTCACACCTTGGAATCCTTGATTTCCTTGAAATCCTAATCCAGTTCCACCTTGAAAACCCTGTGTTCCAGTCACACCTTGGAATCCTTGATTTCCTTGAAATCCTAATCCAGTTACACCTTGAAACCCCTGTGTTCCAGTTGCACCTTGGAATCCTTGATTTCCTTGAAATCCTAATCCAGTTACACCTTGAAAACCCTGTGTTCCAGTCACACCTTGAAATCCTTGAGGACCAGTAGCTCCTATACCTTGAAACCCTTGAGGTCCACGAAATAAATCACAAGGATCTCCTTGATAGCAACAATCTCCTTGGCAACAACCATCATATGATGTATATTCAGAACATGAACAAGAATTACATTGATTAAAACAATTATTAAAAGCTCCTAATAAATTATTTAAATTGGTAACAGGTATTCCGTTAATATTATTAGTATTTACATTATTAAAATCACCTTCATTTGCTATTATTTTGTTAGTTTGTATCGATTGACTCATATATTAAATTAATATAATTTAAAAATATTTAGACAGTATTTTTAAATTATTATCCATTAAAATAAATTTATTTTATAAATTATACACTTTAATTAAGGTAAAGGAAAAGGACGTTGGTCTTTTGACATTACAAATGGAATTGGCATAAATATATCTGGTTTTTTAAATACATTCGCACTTTCAATATGTTTTAATTGTGGAGTTAGTGGTGGAGCAGGATTAACTAAATTCGTTGAGTTTATTCCAAATAAAAAAGATTCAATATCCGCCGGATTATGAGATAATGTATCCCAAGGCATTGGCCCCTGTATTAAACCATTGCCTGCCAGTTTTGTATTATGTGCATATCCATTTGCACCATTTTTATATAAACACCATTTTTCAGGACTAGTACTTTGTCTTTGTTCTAAACAATAATTGCCAGGTGTATTTTTATTACGTGTAGATGCCATTTATATAATATCTATAATATATAAATAATATATAAATTTCTAATCAAACTATTATATTATATAATAAATACTATAATTATATTTTTACTAAATGCTATAAAATTTTATAAATTTAGTTTAATGCCAAACCATTTTCCAATTTTGTTTTTTAAAAGGATTTATATTATTATTTAAAGTATATTTATTACTATTTAAAATTTGTTTAGTATTTTCATTTTGAATTGCATATTTTATTCTTTCATATCCCATTACTCCTCCTTCTTCAGCTAATTCACCTATTTCTATCCAACTATTATAATCAGTATAGTTTTCAATATTTGCATTATTTTCACGCTGATAATGTAAAGAAATAGTCCAGCCTTGATAATTAGAAAAATTTGGATCAGGATCTTTCCAATAGCCATCTCCCGATGCTTCTCTTACAGCTTCATCTGCATTTCTTATTAAAATGTTATTTTCATTAATTCCCCAACTTTTTAGTAAAGGAATATAATTTTCAATGCCTTCAAACCCATATGTATTGTTTGATGATAATGAAACACATCCAATTTTGCTTATGTCAATTTTACAAAAGTTTTTTAAAAATGGTATAATAAGATTAATTGTAGAATCCATATTTTTATTATTTTTTCTTACTGAAATCATTGAAAATTTATTTAATGTAAATGGATTAGAACTATTATTATCAGCAACTCTTTTTATTGGTTGTATCATTAACGTTTTTTTCTTTTGTATTATTACGCTTGAATAAAGATAGTAATCATTTGTTTTTTCATAATTAAACGAACGCAATACTCCAGGAGGTTGATACTTAAATCTCAATTTATTAAAATATAAAATAATTCGATTTTTAAAATTTTTATCATGAATTTTCTTAACATTATTCATTATATAAATAAATATATAAATTAATTATTACAAAAATATTACATCTTTATAAACTAAAATTTACTTAGTAACATTTCATTCAACATTGTTTCAAAATTAACTAACAAAGCTAGTTCAATTCGACCATATTTTGTTAGTTGACATATACATTGATGTGTTAAATAAAACATATTTTCACTAAATAGCATTAGAAGTAAAAAATAGGAGGAATTCTTTTCTAAATTTTCTTTTTGCACAGAAGTTAATACATTATTATCATCACAAGTAAACAAATGCAATTTTGAATTATTAATAACATCTGTAAATGGGACATATTTAGATAATATTTCATTATAGACGTATTGTATACCTTTATCTATTTTATTGTCTAATAATGACGACGCATAAAAAACTTGCGTTAATTCATGTTGATACAGATTTGTACAAATTGTAAACACATCTTCTTCAACATATTCATTTGTATTATTTGAGGCTATTTTTTCCAGTAATTCATCACGTATAGAGTGATACTTTACCTCAAAATTAATATCATAAAAATTCATAGAAATATTCTTGCGGTGTCTTTAAGTTATAATTTAATATATTTATTTTTACTAATATATTAAACAAATTCATTTTTAAGGCATACTTTGTCCTGATGTATGGGCCGTGTAATAATCTCTATCTCTTGTTAGTTCTCTTGATGGAAGACCACCTCGAATCCAACCGTCCGATGCAACAGACTCAATCATTAAATTTGGATTTTGGATATTCTTTTTAACATCGGGAATAAGTGGAGTAGTATGATATTTCAAATAACTCTTTTCAGTTAAACGAGTAACAGTACGTTTATTTGTAATAGTTTCACCTTGTTGAATTTGGGCTTCTAAAATAGGATCAACTGAACCACGACCTAAATAGGGAACAGTTGCGAAAGGACGTTGAAATAAATCAATACGGCATCTAGGATGAGTTTGGACAGTTCCAATCAAAAGCTTTGAACTATCATCCACATTGCATCCTCCTGCTCCTAAACCAAATCCGCCACTATAATTAATGCATGGTTGAGTAACAGCTAATTTTTTAGCATTATTCATATTACAATCATTTGCAAAATAATTTTGCAATAAATAGTTGCACGAAGAAACGTTTTGAATTGAATTTTGATCTATGCAACAATTATCATTACCAATTCTACTCATATTGTTAAATGCAAAATCAGATACATAAGCCATTGTATAATATATAAGAGTATAATATTTTTTATTTTCTAAATTTAAAAATTATTTATAAATGATATAAAATTAAACATAATATATACTTTATATATAAACAATATGTATAAAGCATTTATAACCCATTCATCACTATATAAGTTATTATTCAATAGTATAACTAACAAATTTAATTATTATTTTTCGTGTTTTAACAAAAGTACGTGTATTTATGTGTTATACAAAAAGAATACTATTATAGATACAACATTTACTATCGATATTGATTCTGATTGGGACCACGATGAAATTCCGTGTAATTGGTCATATGGAGGAACAAAACAAACATTTCAACCCGAAACGTCTAAATATGATGATGTAACATACATTTTAAACACCCAATATTCAGAATATGATATGTTTATTGGTCCTAAAACAGAAACAGAAATGATGTTTAACTATCTATCTAACTTTTTTTCCAAATTACAAAAAGAAAAAAAGATATTTTATTATGTAATACAAAATAATAGTATACCACCAGATATTGATAGCATTTTTGTTGTACCTATATTTGAAATAGAAACAATGCAAAGATAGTATTCTTATCTAGATAAGAATATATCTATAAGCATCAGCAACTCTTTGATACGCTCCATCAGATTCGGAACTTTTAGAACTAGGCATATTACCATATAGCCATTCTCCAAAAGCGCCTTGGTCATTGTCGACTCTCGTATTTGGTGTTGAATAAAAACGTTGCATCATTTGTGTATCCATTTGATAATTGTCATATAAATCGCCATATAATTGTTTATTTGTATTTTTAATTGATGGATAAAGCATTTGTGTTTGTTTCTTAACTGCTTTATTAATGTCTTCATACACATCAGGGTTAAAGGCTGGTGGTGCGGATTTTTTATGTGGTTTATCATTAATATCGGTTAAAAGAACGTTTCCAAATGGATTTTTCTTATCAATATGGTCATAGTTGTTGTTTAATACATTTGAAAGTGTAGATGCATCTATTTTTTTATTATTGGTATTTCCATTCATATTAAAATTATTTTTAAACCCTTCCTTTTTAACTAGATTACTAACAACATAGTTTTTTCTCATTTTATACATTGTTACTAAAATAGCCAATGTAAGTATTCCAATAACTAAAATAGATATTTTTCTCGTTATAAATAGTCCTAAAATTGTTAAAAAAATAATTAATCGACTTATAGCATTCATTTTTTGCTCAAATATCATATTATCAGATGGCCAAAATTGTAACAAATAGTTTTTATTAAATAATATGGTTGGGTCATTAAACCAAAATGGAATATATGTCATTTAATATATATAAATATTTATAAAAAAATGCTTATATAATTAGATTTATTATAATACTTATTTTAATACAACTAATATATTTTAAATTAAATTATTTTATTAAACGCCTTGAAAGTTGATGCCAAATATATAATCATTAATTGTAGTACTTTGATATTTATCCACATTCATAATATAAGTAACTAGGGCTCTATAAAACATTTCATATGATACGTTTGGTGCCAAATCTTTTTTATTCATGGTTACTGAACAACCACCACTACCTAACATGGAAACATCAAAATGACGAATACCATATAATAAAGCGCCTACCATTATACTTTTTACAAAAACTTCACGTCCATTTGGGACATGTAAATGTAGTCCATATTTATATAATGGAATACCTAATTTTCTTGAACGTCTCATAATTGTATCAAAATCATCAAGTTCAAGAGTACCACAAGTATCTGACAAACAAATTATATCAGGATTTAATTGATTTACCTTAACTAAAGTTTCCATTATTTGGTCAATCTCAATTTCTTCTTTTGTAACAGGACATTTTGAAATACAAGAAACATACACTTTTGTCTTTGGAATAGATTCGAATTCATTCATACTATCATCAAGTCTAGTCATAATGTTCCTAATATTTTGGATACTTTGGTCAATAGTCATTTTTGTGTTTTTTAATTGGAATTTTTCTGAAACAGAGGTAATAAAAGACAAATTTGGCATATCTAAATGCGTTTGTATTTTATTAAATTGATCTTCGTTTGGAATTAAAACCCAATTATCAGTTGTTACTAATCTATTTGTAGAGTATTTTTTATTATGCATAATTGTACCTTTTAGAGTAGTTGCATAATCATAAACACTTAATGAATCGCTAAATATTGGCAGTACCCTATCCGATACAATAGAACCAACTTCCATATTTTTTGGTTGATGTGTTTTATATATTAGATTATAAATATTGACCTTTTCATCAAACGACATACTACTAAGACCCTGAATTCCATCGCGCAATGTTACATCAAAAGCAGTAGGTGAACCAATAAGTTTGTATATTTTAATATATTCGGGATTGGAATTAAGCCATTTATTAAAAGAATGAATACATTTGGGATAAACTTTGGGGATAATAGTTGCCATTTTTAAATTCTAGAATTATATAAATATATACGTATTTCTTTATATAATTTTAATATAATCATTTATTAAATCAATTTTATATGGGTAATAGTTTTATGCAACACTATATAAGCTTTGTGTATATGGATTTTCCTTAAATGCGGTTAACAAATCAGGCGATATTCTGTCACAACCTTGACACTGATCGTAATATTGAGGCATATTTGCCTTTCCATATGTTTGCATAGATGGACCCGCCGCCATAGTAGCTTGTGGCGCCCATAAACGATTGTTTTCTCTATCAGAATCTAATTTGGACATTGACATATTCACCTGAGAATTAAACATCTTGGCATTACCTTGATTTGTTCTTCCGACAACTAATTTCTCTTTACTTTCATTGTTAGTTTGTCTATATACATTATCATACAATTTAGCACCTTGTTTTGTGCCGACTGGTGCAGAATAACTATTAATCGTTGTTGTATCACGTTGATTTGAAATAGGTCTATCATTTGAAACTATATATCCTGCATTATCCTTTTGACTATTAATATATCCATTTGGTTGGTATAATGTAGTTTCCTTAATAGTAGTACCTGGAACATCCCCTTCATTTAATACATAAGCAGAAGGAACCTCGCCTGCAATATTTCCATAAACACGCATATTGCATGTATATTCTTCTCTTCTTCCAGGTTTCAAAATGTCCATTATAGGAGCCATAACTGCGCCAATTGCAGACGAAAATCCAGAACCAAATGTTTCTGCGGGTTTATTTATACTTCTACTATTTTCATAATTAGTATGACTTTTATGATTATTATCCTTATCGTGATGTAATGGTGCTGTTCCAGTGGCAACTGAGTGACCTACATCATATCCTTCTAACTGAATTCGTTTTGTTTCTTCATATGTCTTTGGGACATAACTAGCAGTTTTTAAAACAGCATTAGGAGTTCCTTGTTGATAGGTAGTTGTTTCATTTCTATTTGAAGGCCGAAATACTTCTTGTGAAACCATACGTGTCGCTTTTTCGGCACCAGTTGTAGTTAACCATCTATCTTGTGAATTAACAAAAAATGTGTCTGGTCTATATTTTTCGACTTTACCTTGAATGCCAACATTTTTAATCACCGATTGAGCCGATCCTTCATGACCCAGTAAAGAAAATTCCTCCTTTGGATTTGTAGAAACGCGTAACTCATCGACTGTTTTCGGCAACCATTTGTCGCGGGCTTCCATACCAGAATTAAATCCATTTGTACCTCTATTTGTGTAACCATCATCTAAGCCAGGACCAACACGAATACTCTCAAATGGTTTAACCATATTGTTTTTAGTTGCGGGATTAACTCGTGATTGATAAAATTCACTCATGTTTGGCGTACCATATGTCCATTGTACATTATCTTGAGGTTTAAAAAGAGGTGCTTGTTCAATCTTTTTGACTATTTGAGAACCATTGCCTACATAATTGTCTAAAATGGTTTCAGAATTGTTATTGTTATATATTTGACCTCTTGCTTTTGGCCCAGTAAAAGGAACCATATTATTATGCGTAAACTCTGCTGTATTCATATAATTTCCTGATAAGGAATAAACTTGTTGCATATTGTTACTAACAGGATCGCCAGCACGTTGTTTTTCTTGATATACTCCCTGATTTAAATACTTATCTGTTGCTGAGTTGGGATTAGGATATTCTTGTGAGTTATGTACAAGTTCATTATTATTTGTGATAGGATAATTTTGAGGCGGTACATTAGTATTTGGTAAATAGTTATTAAATCTGGATTCCAAGTTGGCTCCTTGTAAGTTACTTCGAATGCCCATATTTGTAAATTTTTCTTTTGTATTATTATTTGTATTCGTATTATTGTTATTTGTATTTTTTGTATTGGCATTATTTTGATTTGATATAACATATAACCCTCCTAATGTTAATAAAGGTATTGCTATTTCCATTATTATATATATACATATACTTTTAAAAAAGTATAAATATAATTTAATATAATTTAAATTAATTAATTCACTTTTGGATAATATTCTAAATTTGTTTATATGAATTAGTATTTTTAACTACTTGTCTAGCACTTTTGTTAGTTTGGTTATAATTTTGACTAGGTAAAGTATAGGTTTGGTCATTTTTAGGCATACAATCAAATTCTCTAATAAAATTATCTTTTTCTAAAATTCTTGTGCTAGAATAGTTTCTAAAAGGCATTTCAGTATTTGCCTGTGGATTATTTGGTAGTATATATGCGTGATTTTGAGGTAAATCTCTAAATGTCCATGCTGGTAAAGTTGCTCTAGTTTGTTCAGTTGTTAAAAACGTATCGCAAACTGGATAGTCAATTGGTGAAGAATAAACTGATTGTGTTTTATATTTACTTTGATCTAAACAATCTCTGTTTACCAACTTATCAATGCCTAAAAGAGAACTTTGAATATCAGTCGAATGTGTCCATAAATTGCCTCCCCATTTTTGAGGAATAATATGTGGATCTAACATAAAACAAGGTTTTGTTCCATTTCCAGGGACATCCAATATCCATCGTCCTTGATCTGTTTGTTGTTGTAATTGTTTCATTATTCTACAAGGGTCATCGTGAAATCGAGTAAATGCCATTATATATACTATTAGAAAAGTAAATATAATAGAAAAAGTAAAATAAACTATTGTCTTATTTTGCTGTGTGCCAAGTATAAGGCCCGTTTCCGTGTATAACAATATCATCTTTGTTTGGTTCTACTACTAAAGGTTTACGTTCACCATATACAATCCAATGAAATTCGCAATTATTTCCATAAACAATAAATTCGCTATTTTCATCGATATCGGTAAAAGTTAAATTACTGTTAGTATCACAATTATACTTTTTAGACAAATGAATTGTAAAATTAGTAGCTAGTTTTGTAACATAATTAGGTAATTGAACAGTAGTCCATATATCATTTTCTATTTTTCCTTTGCCTCTATAATAGACTCCATTTTCAGGTCCTTCTAAACAAGCATGTACTAAATATTTATTTACTTCTGTTGGATGATCAATAATAAATGTTTTATCGCCTTGAAATCCTTGCATCCCAGTAACACCTTGATTTCCTTGAAATCCTTGTGGTCCTCTACAACCAATTCCTGTTGCTCCCTGATTTCCTTGAAAGCCTTGAAATCCTTGATTGCCAAAAGAGCCGATCGGACCTTGTTCGCCTTGATACCCTTGTGGACCAACAACTTTTTCATAATAATTTCCATTACAACATTTTTTCGAACCTAAATAACTCGACATTATATATTATAATCGAATAAAATATATAATAATAATCATAAATATATAAATATAATAATTCATTTCAAAATTTAATTTTGTGTTGGAACGGCGCATAATCGAATTGACCCTAATGATGCTACATCATACTTAACTACTAATGGCAAATCATTTTCCAAATACATCTCAATTTGTGAGCACAAATTAGTGCATTTAATAAAATAACCCAAATTTTTTAATGAAAATTCTCCTTGAATAATCTTCGACGAATCTTGCTTACAAACAAATTCCATTGAACCATCTGATTCTTCACGTCGAATTTCAACGTTTGCAAAATGTCCCTTACACTTAAAAATCAATTCATTCCCAACTGACTTAATTTCAATCTTGTCAGATACAGCAGAAAAATCCCGAATAATCTTTTGAAAGTCGGATGATGGTAAATTAATAATTGATGAAAATTTCACGTCAGGAACAACTGACTCATCTTGATCTGGCTCAATTAACTTTAAACTTTGTGTCTTACATTGCTTAATATCACCATTCTCAAATTTTAATGATAAATGTGATACAATTCCATCAGAATAATCCTTGTTTTGAATATAAATCGTTAGAGTGTCATCATTATCGATAGTATTAATGAGCTTAAATAAATGAAACATATTTACACCAATAATAATCTTTTCTTTTTTGCATTCATAAAATTCAAAGTTTTTTGATTCTAAATATAAATGAACCATGATAGTTTGCGATTTGTCCATATTAATAATACGAATGCCATCTGGCTGAAAATACATGTTTGTTTCTAATAAAATATCTTTTAATGCTGTCATTAATGTTCTAAATGGAGCGATTTGAACTGTTTTAATAGTTAAAACATTGCCTTCCGTGGACATTGTTTTATTCATGAATTGTGACATACTATACTAAATGTAAACGCAATTCTTTAAATAATTATTTTTAAATATTATATATTTATCTTAGGAACTTTTCTATGTCCTTTGCCAAATATTTTTCTCGATTTTTTTGCGGATAAATATCCTTTTGAACCCTTTTTACAACCATTTATTAAAATATCATAATCGACCGCACCAGCCTTTCCATTTGTTAGTGCACTTGCCAAACGAGCAATCCCCCAGGATTGAGAGGTTTGATTTGGTCTTGAACCAGATGAATAATAAGCGCCTTGACCTTTATTAATTATTTTCTCTAAAGTTGGAATAGAACATCCAGAACTTTTTGCTAATTCTTTAGTTGCTCCAATTTTTTCTACATTATATTTTTTCAAAGCTTTACTAACAAACTTGGAAGGCTTTGATGTAAATGATTTTACAGGTTTTCTTGTATAAAATAATCCTTTTTTATATAATTTTCTTGACCTTTGTAACATAGACAGCTGTTTTTTCTTATCTTTTTTAGATAATGATTTTGGTATATACCTTTTATTCATCTTTTTTGTATCCATAAATTAAATATATATTTAAAAGTATTTAAAGACAAACGAAAATACAAGTATAATGTCTGACGAGTTAAATAATCTTACAAATATTTTGGAACAAGTATATACCAAATATACTAACAATGAATATATATTATCGCGAATAAAATCACATATCACTAACTTGGAAAATGTTGTGGAGACTGAAAATAAAAAAAATGATGATCGCATTATAAAATATAATGAACTTACGTCTGAACAAGAAAATTTTTGTAAAGTATTTTTAAACAAACATCAATACTATCATATGCCATATAGTTTATTCTTTTACGAATATGATACTAAACATTATCGTATTATTAGTGAAGATGAAATACAACATACATTATTAACCGCATTAACAAATCAACCCAAGCTATCTCAATGGAAACATAAAACAAAGCAAATGATTATCAAGCAAATAAAAGAAAGTTGCCTTTTGAAATCAACTCCTGAATCATATACAATTCAAAATGTAATAAATATTTTTTCATCAGTTTTTGAAAGCAAAATACATACTAAGTATTTTCTTACATTAATAGGTGATTGTATTCTTAAAAAGTGTTTGGAAAACAAATATTTTATTAATCAACATTTAAAAAAAATGGTTACATTAATAGATGAGATTTGCCATATTACCTCTGGAATAAAAGTAATCAATAATTTTATAACTAAATATCACGAAAATCACAAATTAGTAGATTATAGACTTATTAAACCTAGTTCCAACTTTGTCGTGAATGATATTATAACTGATATTATTAGTAATTATGGAATTGATATTATATGTGTTGCGTGTTATTATTCTGATAAATATGAAAATAGCGACAATTATATTTCAAATATATGTGATGATAAAACAATTCAATCAAAAATCATGTATTTTAAACATAATTCATCAGAAGAATATATTTTAACTCAATTTACAAGTGAATATATTATACAAACTAACAACAACGAAGCAACTATTACTTGGAAAAATTTGCATTATTTATGGTTTCATTTTTTAAATGCAAATGGCCTACCAAATGTTATTTATTCTGATAAACTAAAAGAGTTGTTAGTTAAAAAATATAGTACAATAAATAATAATAATCAAGAAATAAATAATACAAATACAAATATAAATATAAATATAAATACAATATTTTATGGTATAACAAGTAAATATTTGCCATCCATAAGTAATTTTTTAAAATTTTGGGAAAAATATATATACATTCAAAATCAAGATCATGAAACAATTTTGGATCAATATGATGTAGATGAATTAATTTTATTATATAAAAGTGTAAATAAAAATGTTAGTATTAGCGAAAAAGAGTTAATCAATATTATTAAACACTATTTTTGTGACACAGAAAATTCTATTAAAATAATTGATAGTAAAAACATTATTGGAATTCATTGTTATTTGTGGAATAAACAGCAAGATATTAAAGACTTTTTAAATGATTATAAGTTAGGTACCGATGATAAAGAACCAATTATTTCATTTGGAGATTTGTATAATTCATATAAAGCATATTTTAAAGCAAAATCAACTATCGATTGTAAACAATATTATATTATTAATAAAAACTATTTTGATGCTTTTATTCACAAATACTTGTCCGAATATATTTTATATGGTATGTTTGTTAGTTGCGATTGGTTTACTAGTAATAATAAATTATAAATAATAATTTCAAATAATGTATATTTAATTATTATATCTTTTTTCTAATTTTACGAGATTTTTTTCTATATATTTTTCTTGATTTGCGTGTATTTCGTCTTCTTTTTCCACCAGTTGTTTCACTGAATGTTAATAGACCAGATGGTTCAAACAAATCATCATTAAATAGTTCAATAATAAATCTATTATGATTTTTTTGGATATTTGTTATATTATTATCATCAACAAAATAATCTGGATTTTGGTTTTTAAAATTATTATATGTATAATTATCAAGAATAATTAAATTTAAATATGAATTTAAAAAAAATCTTGTATCAACTTTAATAGTATTAAACTTATTATCAACTATTTTATAATAATATAAAAATTTAAGTTCATTTATTTTCTTTTTTTGCATACCATATAAAAATAATAAATTATTAAACGTATTTTGTTTAAAATCATATACATCATGATTTCTATAAATCAATTCATATAAATAAAAAAGACGCGCAATATGATTAATCGATTTATGTATAAATTCATTTTGATTCGGTTTTCCATAAATATTTTTTCTCTCTGTGTATGCGCTAATGTTATCTCGTATTAATCCACCAAACATTTGAACATTAAATTTTTGTTGGTTAATTTCTATAGTATTAAAACTAGGTGGTTTATATGATTCATCTGATGGACAAAACTCTGGATCATCTTCTGGAAGTGGAATAATAATTTCAATAACATGGTCAATCGAAGATATATTAGAATCCTGAATTTTACAAACAACTTGTATTTTAAACATAGTTTTATCATCATTCAAAAAGGCTACAACATAAAATTTACCAAGTCTTTCAATATTATATCCAAAATCAGAATGTTTATATTTACTTGGTATATCTTGATAATCTTCTATATCAAAATTTACAAAACCTTGTTCATTAATAAATAAAGTTTGTATAGATTTAATATTTTTGACCATATTTTGAAATACCCATGTTGTAAAATTACTATAAAATGATGTAATTTTTCCATCTACACTTAAAAATTTAACACCAGCATCTAAATCAGTAGTTAATTTAGGTGGATATAAAGAAACATCAATATCCCCAGTTGCATCACAATAATCATATAAATCAATATTGTTAAATTTTTTATTTAATACTTCATAAACAGAACCACCAGTTAAAATATAGACAGGAGAATTAGTGCTATTACACGGTTGTATAGTTTGTACATCATCCTCATAATTAATATATTCAGTATTTCCTGTATATGAATATTGTTCGAATGGAATATTAGTTATAGAATTAATAAAATAATCAGCATATGGATAAACATATCCAATAAATAATTTTCTCGTTAAATTAAATGTATATTTAAAATTAGGAACCTTAAGTAATGGTTCTAAACCGCCAGTTTGTATTTTATAATTGGAAATTTTCATTATATATAATAGTTTGATATTTTATAATATGTAAAAAGTATTTTATCTGTATGATTTTTCTCGTGACCATTTAAACTACATCTTGCTCTAAATAAATAAGTTATTATTGAATAAATAAATTATTATTCAATAATTAATATAATGTAATCTAAGCATTTAACGCTGCCAAAGTAGGATTAGAGGGAATAGCAGGAGCACCCATCATAAAGCGTCTATCATTGGTACCACCTCTCATTCCTCTTCTATGTCTTCTACCACCAGCCATACCCGCAGCGATTTGAACAGAATCAGAACCCATAGAACCATAGTTAGTAATGCCTTGTCCATCAATTCCAGACGCCATAGCGCCGGCAGGAGCCATAGAGTTTCCATAGGGTAATCCACCTCTCATTCTTCTACTTTTGCGTCTGCCACCAACTAAAGCACGTTGGAGAGGACCAAATGGTTGAGGAACAACATCCTTAATCATCATAGAATCATTCACACCAGCAGGGGATAATAATCCCATACCATTGCCACCTCTCATCTTTCTAGACTTTCCCTTAGATCTAGAAGCCTTTTTACTTGCAACCTTAACAAAACCAAACATACCCTTCTTTGTGCCATATCCGTGCTTTAAAAGTCTCATTTCCTTTTTAGCAGTAAAATGCTTATCCTTGGAAACAATACGTCCAGCCTTGTTATACATTAAGTCTTCCTTTTTTAAACCACCTGATGTTTTTTTAGCAGTGCCGTGCATAACTTCGGCACGAGTACCGATATTAACCATTTTTTTACCAGCCATTTATAAAATAAACAAAGAAAAAATAATTATCTCTAAATAATAATTTATAAAACGCACTATAAACTAACAAATGTTAAAAGACGTTTCTTGGAACCTTCGGCATACCTCCTGGTTGACCTTCCCAGCCACCCATATAATTAACTGTAACAGGTCGATTTAAATTGCCAAAAGTTGTTTTTCCGCCTAAAGTTCCTGTAAGTATTTGAGAAGCTCGTTGGTTATTAGTCTGTGAAGGGTCATTATAACCTTGTTTGATTGAATTTGCACGTTGTTGTATGCATTGGCAAAAATAATCGTTTTCTCCTTCAATCGGTGTAATATATTCCCCATATTTACTTAAATTAACTGCTTTTTGGTAATATTCTCTTAAATATTGCTTATACATAATCTGTCTTAAATTATGACTTGATGTTGATTTAAATTTATAGGTTGGATGCATATTTTGTTAGTTTATGTTATATTATAAATAAACTTTATAAAATAAAATTGAAAATAAAAACATAAATAGAACTCGACATAATATATTAACGTAACAATGAGCAATGCTGAAGAATTATATTTTGACGTTCAACAAAAAACTGATAAGCAACATATTCTCGATAACCCTGATACCTATATTGGTTCAGTTGAGAATGTTGATACAGATTTATGGATTATGAACGATACGAGTACTAAAATTATTGAGAAACATATTAACTATATTCCTGGTCTATTCAAACTATTTGATGAAGGGATTGTAAATTGTAGAGATCACGTTATTCGAATGCAGACCAAGGTTAGTCAAAATGTTGAAAATTCAATTCCAGTTACATATATTGATATATCGATTCAAGATGATGGAACGATTGTAATGATTAATGATGGAAATGGAATTGATGTGGTTCAACATCCTGAATATAAGACTTGGGTTCCAGAATTAATCTTTGGGCATCTAAGAACATCTACAAATTATAATAAAGAAGAAAAAAAGATTGTCGGTGGTAAAAATGGGTTTGGTTTTAAACTTGTGCTTATTTGGTCAACATTTGGTTCCGTTGAAACAATCGATCACATTCGCGGATTAAAATATTATCAAGAATTCAAAGACAACTTGGATACTATTTGCGAACCAAAAATTACTAAAGCAAGTAAAGCAAAACCATATACAAAAGTAGTATTTAAGCCAGATTATAAGCGTCTTGGAATTGATGGATTAACTCCCGATATTATCGCATTGCTTAAAAAGAGAGTATATGATATTTCTGCGGTAACGGACAAAAGCATTAAGGTTAAATATAACTCACAAGTAATTCATACTAAAAACTTTCAGCAATATATTGATTTGTATATTGGTGACAAAACCGAATCACCGAGAGTATATGAAGAAGCAAACGAACGCTGGGAATATTCAGTTGCTTTAACTCCTACAAATGAATTTATTCAAGTATCTTTTGTAAATGGTATTTATACATCTAAGGGTGGAAAACACGTTGAGTATATTTTGAATCAAATTACCCGAAAACTTTCTGATTATATTGAAAGCAAGAAAAAGGTAAAGGTAAACCCAAATTCGATTAAGGAACAGCTAATCTTATTCTTGCGTTGTGATATTGAAAATCCTGCGTTTGATAGTCAAACAAAAGATTTTATGAATACACCTATGAGTAAATTTGGTTCAAAATGTGATGTAAGTGATAAATTCATTGAGAAAATCGCTAAAATGGGTGTAATGGACGCGGCACTTCAAATCACTGAAGTAAAAGAAAATAAAGCAGCCAAAAAGACTGATGGAACTAAATCAAAATCTGTAAAGGGCATTCCTAAATTAACAGATGCGAATTTTGCTGGAACTGAAAAATCAAAATTATGTACTCTTATCTTTTGCGAGGGAGACTCAGCCAAAACAGGAGTTATTTCCGGGTTATCACAAAAAGACAGAGACACTATTGGGGTATATCCATTAAAAGGCAAGGTTATGAATGTAAGAGGCGAAAATGTAAAGAAAGTATCAGAAAATAAAGAGATTGCTGAAATTAAAAAAATTCTTGGACTAGAATCAGGAAAAGAATATCAATCGATTGAAGATGTTCATAAAAATCTACGTTATAGCAAGGTTGTATTTATGACAGATCAAGATTTAGATGGTAGTCATATTAAAGGATTATGTATTAATTTATTTCAGAATGAATGGTCAACGTTGACGCATATTCCAGGATTTATTGGCTTTATGAATACACCTATTCTTAAAGCTAAAAAAGGTAATCAAGAATTAAAATTCTATAATGATGGAGAATATGAACACTGGAAAGAAACAAACGATATTAAAGGATGGAATATTAAGTATTATAAGGGGTTAGGTACATCAACAAAAACTGAATTCATTGAGTATTTTCAAGAAAAAAAGTTTGTTGGATTTGAACATACAGGTAAGGTAAGTGATGATACAATTGATATGGTTTTCAATAAAAAGAGAGCAGATGATAGAAAACATTGGTTAGAAAATGTGTATAATCGTAATAGTTTTGCAGATACAGGTAAAACTATGATTCCATATGAAGAGTTTATTAATAAGGAACTGATTCACTTTTCAAAATATGATTGCGACAGAAGTATTCCTAATATTATGGATGGACTTAAAATCTCATTACGTAAAATTTTGTATTGTGCATTCAAGAAACGCCTCACTTCTGAATTTAAGGTAGCGCAATTTAGCGGATATGTGTCTGAACACTCTTGCTATCATCATGGTGAAGAAAGTTTAAATAAAGCGATCGTTGGAATGGCTCAGAATTTTGTAGGTTCAAATAACATTAATTTACTCTTTCCAGCTGGTCAGTTTGGTTCAAGAATTAAAGGTGGTTCTGATGCGTCGTCTCCAAGATATATCTTTACACGATTAGAAAAAATTACAAGATGTATATTTCCTGAAAAAGATGATCATATTCTTAACTATTTAAGCGACGATGGAACACCAGTTGAACCGCAGTTTTATGTTCCTATTATTCCTATGGTGTTAGTTAATGGAACTAAGGGAATTGGTACTGGTTTTAGTACAGAAATTATGTGTTATAATCCAAAAGATATTATTGCTTATATTAAAAACAAATTATTACAAGTAACTGATACTATCGAATTTGTTCCATATTATGAAGGATTTAATGGAACAATTGAAAAGATAGGTGAAAAAAAGTATATGTTCAAGGGGAAATATGAAGTTATTGGAGAAGACAAAATTAAAGTAACTGAATTGCCTGTGGGATATTGGACAGAAGATTTTAAAGAATTATTATCTGAATTAGAAAATGATAAAGACAAAGATGGAAAAAAAATAGTTCCTGTTATTAAACAAATTAGTGAAAATTTTACTGATACATCTGTGGATTTTGACATTCAGTTTTCAAAAGGTAAACTTGCTGAGTTAGAGACACAACAGGGGGATAATGGATGTAATGGATTGGAAAAGTTATTGAAGTTAACAAATACGAGTTCGACTACCAATATGAATTTATTTGATTATAATGACAAGTTGCAAAAGTATGAATCAGTTGAAGATATTATTGATGACTACTATGACATTCGTTTAGATTATTATGATATTCGTAAGGAACATATGATTTCTAGTTTAGAAAAAGAATTACTTGTATTATCAAATAAGGCAAAATATATTAGTGAAGTCTTAGAAGGGACAATTGATTTAAGAAAAAAGACTGAATCTGAAATTATTGCGATGTTATCAAATAAAGATTATGACACATTAGAATCTGATGAATATGAATATAGCTATTTATTAAAGATGCCTATGTATAGTGTATCAAATGAAAAAGTTCAAAAATTGCTTAAGGAATATGAAGACAAAAAAGAAGAACTTGAAAGAATTAAAGAAACTACAATTCAACAAATGTGGTTATATGAATTGGAATTATTAGAAAAGGAATATGATACATTTTGTGATGTTAGAAAAGATGCTTTATTGGGTGAAACAAATAGTAATAGTAAGGGTAAGAGTAAAAATGTAAATAAATCCAATAAAATAGTTGTTAAACAAAGTGGAGCAACAAAAAAGGTAACTAACAAAACAAATATAAATCCAAAAATAAATCTAAGCAGTAATATTACAAATATTGATGTCGAGTTTATTGAGGATGAAGTATTTGATTTTGTTCCTATTGAAAAGAAAAAGAAATAAATAATGATTTTATTATATTAACCATTTAAGTAATTTTTTATATAAGAATTTACTTAAATCTAGAACCATGTAGGCATTTTGTATGTATTTTTATCTCGTTGATTCGTCATAACTGGTGTAGCAATGGGAACAGGTAAAGTACTCACATCTTGTATATATTTCATATAACCTTGGGCTTCTGAAAATACGTGTTCAATACAATAATCAATTACTTTTTTATTTAGTTCTTGTATTTGTCCTGAAATATTTTCAGGTAAATTTACCGCGTAAGATAAAAATGTACTTCTCATAATAATTTTTAGCGCTTCACAATCTTGTTGTCCAATTGTATATTGTCCATTCGATTTATAATAAACGCCTGCACGTATACCATTTTGAAGCAATTGTATATTATTTTGTGAAAAATAGGCTTTAGATAATTCGGTTTCATTCCATTGACCAATTGTAGCGTCTCTAAATGTCGTACATTGATTTGCTGGTATTTTATCATACAAAGAAAACAAATTAGTAATATCGGGTGGTTGCGTTTTATTTATTAAATCAATTCTTCCATTTGAACTTTTATTGTAATTCATTATATAATAAGTATATAATAATTATATTTATTATATTTTTATAAAATTTGAAATAAATAGTGTCAAATTGACAAATTACAAAATGTAAATATTTTTTATAAAAAATATATGTATTTAATATAAAGAGATGAATTTTCAAAAAACGATAGCAGCAATAGCCTTAATTATTTTAATTCTTTTGTTAGTTTGGATTGGTGTTTCTTTGACAAAATCAAGTAGTTCTGTATCTTGGCCCCCTATTGTTGGAGATTGTCCTGATTATTGGTTAGACTTATCCGGAAATGGACAGGCGTGTCTTAATTCTAAACGTTTAGGAACTTGTAATGTACCAAGCAAAGGAAAACCAAACACAATGAATTTTAATATGAATCCATTTAATTCATCAAATGGCGAATGTGCTAAATATAAATGGGCAAAAGCATGCGGAGTAACTTGGGATGGAATAACATCAGGTGTTTCAAACCCTTGTAATCAAGATGCGACAAATGAATAATTTATACTTATTATAACTTTATTACACTTAAATAATATATGTATCAATATATAAAAATAATTTATTATATATTGTTAGTATGAATACAAACATAAATCAAAATCAATATCAAAAAAACTTAGATAATTACAGTAAAATAAAACAATTAACTAACAAATTAAATGTTAATGAAAAGTCTATATTACGATATATAAATACTCTTCCAGAAGAATTAGTCGAATTAATTAAAGAATATATACCATATGTATCATTTGTTTTTGTAAACAAAGACTATTATAATAGATATCATTACTTATTTAGTGACACAATTAAGCCACGTTCTGAACTTTATATACGTTCTATGATACGACAAGATAATGACTATGTTGTGAATAAATTATTTTATGAGTTTAGTTATCACTGGTTGTCTATGCGTAATTACTATCATAAAGATTGCATTTATATGAATTATTTATATTTTTTACTTCATTACAGCATTGATAACGATTCGAAAAAATGTGTTAAATTATTAAATCATTTAATTAAAGAATTGGGATTAGTTAAAAATCAACATAAAAAGAAAACAATAAGATATATAAGATGGAAAACATAAATATGAATACAATTCTAAATAGAGACTTAGAAGAGACTAAAATAAAAGATATTTTATCTCACTTTGAATTAAATAAACACGACCTAACTATTAAAAAAAGTATTTATGTTTATGGTGAACCTGGAACAGGAAAAACTACATTTGTAACAAATATATTAAAAGGACTGAATTATGATATAATCAAATACGATTCAGGAGATATTAGAACTAAAACAATTATTGAAACAATCACGAAAAATAATATGTCCGATAGAAATGTTATGAGTATGTTTCAAAAATCAAAAAGAAAAGTCGCTGTTATTATGGATGAAATTGATGGAATGAATAGTGGTGATAAAGGTGGTATTACATCACTTATTAAGATTATTCGACCTAAAAAAACAAAGAAGCAAAAACTGGAAGAACAAACTATGGTTCCCATTATATGTATAGGAAATTATCATATTGACAAAAAAATCCAAGACTTAATTAAAGTATCGCACGTAATTGAACTAAAAACGCCTACTAGACCACAAATATCAAATTTGCTTCATATACTTATGCCAAATTTAGATGAAAATTTAATTAATAATACAATACATTATATTCAAGGAGATTTAAGAAAGATAGTAACATTAGAAAAATTATATAAGAGTAAAGAAACCGCTTTAAACAATAATTTAATTAAAAATATTTTTATAATGAAATCATTTAATGATGATACAAAACATATTACTAAAAAAATTATTAATAATTATTATCCACTTGAAAGTCATTTGAATGTAATGAATGAAACTGATAGAACTATTGTTGGACTATTATGGCATGAAAATATTATTGATGTTATTGGAAAATACAATAAACAAACAACAATACCCTTTTATTCAAAAATTCTTAATAATATGTGTGTTTCAGATTATATTGATAGGATTACATTTCAAAAACAAATTTGGCAATTTAATGAAATGAGTTCTTTAATAAAAACATTTTACAATAATAAAATATTGCACGATACATTTCCTGATAAGTCTATATTTAACCCATCTGAAATTCGTTTTACAAAAGTATTGACTAAGTACTCAACTGAATTTAATAATTCTGTATTTATTCAAAATTTATGCCAGGAATTAGGAATGGATAAAAAAGATTTGTTAGTTTTCTTTTTATATATCCGAGATAAATATTCTGAGCAAGAGTTATTGCAATTATTTGAAAATTGTGAAATTACAAAATTAGATATTAATCGTATTTACAGATATATTGATAAGTATATTAAAGAAGATGCGCCAGCAACAGAGGACATTCCAATTGAAGAATCAAACGATGAATAGATAGGTATATATTTTATTTTTTATATATTATTGAATATAATATATAAAATTTATCAACATTACTTTTTACCATTTTGCTGTAAATTATTTTCAATAAACATTTTTAAATAATCCAACTCATTTTCTTTTTGAGCATTTTCAATATATTTATTTCTATTTTCTTTATTTTCCTTAATTTTTTTTAAAAGACCAGGTTTTTCTTCAGGTTTACCAATATTATAATTTTCTAATTCCTTGTTTACTCCACTTGTATAAAATTCCAATAATTCAGGATCTTTAATAAAATCCTCTGGAACATATTTTGAATCAGTAATAACTGACATTTCTTTATTTTGTAAAAGTTCTTCCTTATTTACAGAATTATGTTTATGCGAACAAACTAAAATTACCTTTTGTGCGTCTAATTGAAATAATGGAATCGTATAGTTTTTTAAAAATTGCTTTTCTTCAGCAATAAAACTGCCTTCATCATATTTAGTTTTTTTAAGAAGTTTTTTACGGAATGCAAATGTGGCTGCAGTCGAATGATTCGCAGAATAGGGGCCAAATTGATATACCTTTTTTAAACTATCAAAATAAATATGCATCTCACTTGAACCAGCAATTAAATATTCTGGATGCTTAACAAGACTTTCTACCGCGTGAGATACTCTTTCAGGAGGATAATAATCATCATCGTCCATATAAATAATAATCTCTCCTGAACATTTTGAATGCATGAAATTACGTTTTTTTCCTAGATTCATTTTTTTTGTTTCTCTAAAATACTTTACTTGAGGAATATGTTTAACTAAATCTTCAATCGAGTCAGAACCATCATCAATAATAATCCATTCCATTTTTTCTTTAGGATATGTTTGTTGTTCAAAGCATTTAATTAAATAGGGAATAAATGGTCTTCTATTAAAGGTCGGAGTGCACACACTAATAAATGGTTGCTTCTTTTTCGAAATAATTGGTTGTTGAGACATGTATATTATAAATAAATTCTTTTTAAGTTTTTAAACAAATTTAATATTATATTTTTTATTTTTATTTATTGTTGCTTGCCTTTTTCCACCTCCTCGAATATTTAATGCGTCTTCTTGTTCTAATGGTCCACCTTCTTCAAAAGTATTTGTATTTGTCATTTGTATCTCTTTTACTTTATGGCATATTTTTACTTTTTCTCTACTTACACTCGCTTTTGCTTTTTTCACTTCTTGATTTGCTAAATTAACAGAATAATAATTGGTAATGTCTTGCTCATAATTAGGAGTACTATATAAACCAATAAAATAGCCAATTATTGTAGCAACTATAACACCTACTAAAGCCATGGGACCCAAATATGTTTTTGCGTTTGATGCCAAACTAACAGTAGCTAATATGAAAAACAATGATTTTTTATAAAAAAGTGTGTTTACGATAAAATCAAGAACAGACATACTTTTGTTAGTTTCATTACCCATTACTTTATATTTTGCATATAGTGGTGCAACTATCGTACTAAATGTAGTATAAATAGGTGTAATAAACAAACTAATAAATCCTAATGGCAACCATAAAAACCAAAAGAATAAAAACTTGGTTATAGAAAAAGAAACATCTGAATCTGCTTGCCAACTAGTATTGTTTATATTATCTTCATCAATAGGGCTTTTAAAAAGCTGTGGAATACTTGTAATATGATAAAATACGCTTAAAACAAAATTTAATCCATATAATAAAAACCAAAAGATGAGTCCAAGACTTCCATATAATATCATAATTAGGGATTCAGGCAAGTAACTTAAATACAAAAAAAATGTATTTATAAACGCAAAATTCTTTGTATACATACTCGTAACAACTTTGGATAAAAATAATGCAAAATTAGCAAAAAATCCACTATTTGGATCAGATGATTTATATAATGAACATAATAATGAACTTTTAAATGTATCTAAATATTCTTTTGATTCAAATATGGCTTTTTGGGATATAGTTTTGTTTAATTTACCACTCCAAGATATATCATTAATAATATTAATGTCGATTGGCAAAGAACCAACATTGCGTCCTATATCTGTATAAGGTGCTAATAATGGGTTATCAGGTAAAATATTTGCCTGAGCAACTTTGGTTGTATATAATCCAATTGAACCAATTACAAATATACCTAATCCAATAGTTATTATAATACTGCTTACATAGTTGGTTAAAAAACTTTTTATATTTGTTTTATTCGCATTTGTATTTGTAGTATTGTTGTTAGTTTCTTCTTTTTTTTCATCAATAGAATTTGTATTTGTATCTGTTGACATAATTAGTATATTATATATTATGAAAATATATAATATTCATTGTGTTAAACTATATATTATTTATAAACTAACAAAATATTCAATAAACTAATAATCCAATAAAATATTTTAATCTTATTCTATTGTATGGGATTAAATTATAAATATACATTATTATATATTTTTGTTAGTTTAAGTCTATTTTATTTACTCATTTTTTGGTTTCAAGATTTATTAAAAGGTGGTTATATATCTTTAAAAGAGGGATTTGATAATAACACTCAGATTAGTAGCGAATACACATTAAATATGCCTATAATACCATTTCCAAAAAACGCGATTATCGATTACAACAAAATAAATGGTCCAGAATATAGTCATACAGTTAATTTATCAATTAATGACCCAATTACTTGTAAAAACTTTTGCGGTCCAAAATCACAATGTCTTATGACAAGAAACCAATGTACATCAGATATTGATTGTCCTGGTTGTTTGCCAAATTCAAAATCATTTTTTAGACAACCTGATAGTAATGTGAAAGGTTATGAAGATACTGGTAAAATAGGGCAACAAGGTTTAACGTATAGTCCATTAATAAATAAAGAAAGTCGAGATTTGGAAGAAGCCACGCCAGGTTCTAAAAATGCTGTATTAAAACGTCCTTATCAAGGAGTTGATATGTGGGAAAAGTCATTTAATGAAGGGCTAAAAATACACGATCGAAAAATGATGTCAAAATATAGATTAAATAACTTTGAACAAAAGATTGAAGCCAACTATCCAACAACTATTTCAACAACTGGTACATTTTATAATACTGGTCCTACACCATCTAACTCTGATTTATAAATATATAGACATTTGAACATTACTTTGCGTAAATCCACATTTCTCATAGAACCCAATATTTTTTTCAGAACAGTTTAAAATAACTTTATAACAATTTGTTTTTTTAGCACTAGAAACTAACAAATCAATAATTTTCTTACCTAGTCCAAGTGAACGATAATTTACATCAACTACAACATCTTCTATATGCGCAATATTTGAACAACCATGAATAAATTTTGGCTCAAACCAAATTGTTCCCGCACCAACTACCTTATTTATAGTTTCATCAAACGCAACTAATATAATAATATTTGGATCTTTTTGAATTTTTTCAAATCTAGCTACAAAATCCCCTGAACCTAAGTTTGTTAGTTGTGAAAGCAAATCTAAATAACCATTTTGTAAATCACTTTCAATAATGGGTCTAATAATCATATAATAACTATTCGCAAGTTTCTTTAAGTTATTTTACAATATATATTATTTAATTAATATTATAAAAAATGAATGGCTCGGGCACGAGATACGCCCTTGAAAACCTTGGTTTTCTGATTATGTCGCATACATTAGCCCAGCATTTCCACCAGTAAAAGTAATAATATTAATACGCTCTTCAAATAAATGTAAATTAAAATTATAATCATAAATACGCCAAGTTGGTTTATTAATTCCAATAATTTGACCTGTCTCAGGATCACAAATAGTTAAACTTTGTGCCATAGGATCCAATGGGGGTATAATTGTTGTAAATTCCAATTCAATTTGAGTAAATCGACTCATATTAATTGCGCCAGATGGCTGTAAATTTGAATTATTTGAATGTATTCCAAAGTTATAACAATATAACCCTGGTGGAGCATTTCCAGTTGTTCTTGTATATTTTTCTATATAATCATATACTCCAGAAGGTTGAATATTTTCTCTATATGCACCATCAAGCAATATTCCCATTGCAATTAAAATAAGATGATCATTTTGAGGATTATATGGTGGTGAAATAACAAGACCTGTTAAAGTACCATCTGGGTTCACTCCTGGACCTATTTCTACAGGTACTAAAACTCCACCAGATTCAGAACGATATACTATATATGTTCCATTTGTGGGCGCTTGAAATACATTAATTGGAACATATGAGTAAGGCCAATTTGTATAATTAGACCATTCATTGCGTAAATTTGCGTCACTTCGTTGAAAATAAAACAGCCAATTTGATACCATACCAAGCGAGTCAACATCAATCCTATTTGGTCCTGTAACATTTGTAAATATTTGTTCATGGACTTGTTTCATTAAATATTTTTGTTCTTGAAGAGCAAATAAACGTTCTTCTTCATTAGATAAAAAACAATAAGTGCAATTCAAATGAATATCTGTATTCCATAGAGTTCGTTGGTCTGAATATGAATCAATATCAATACAAACGTCAGGAGGAGGTTGCAAAAATCTATAAAATTGCATATACCATGAGTTGAAATTAGGCGCAATATATGGATAATTATTTGTTGCATCAAACACGTCACGAATTGTAAAAATTTCATTAATCGGTCTTAATGTAACATTAACATGTAGTTCATTGTATTGAAGTGATGTGAGAGGAAATGACATTTCAGATTTTAGTCCAAACCAACTATTTAATGGAATATATAAGATTCGTCCTCGGATAGATGGCTCGGGACCGGCTAGTGTCCCAGTATAATATGCGTTAGGATATGAATTAATACGACCATTTGCATTTGCCGGATCAGTTAATTCAGGTGTTTGACCAATCATTCGAAGAAATAAATCTTTCTTTGTGTCATTAAAATCTCTTTGGACGGATGCTAATAAATAATCTCCAGAATATTCTTGTAATGTATAATTGCCACATGTAATGCTTATTTTTTTAATCATTTTGGCTCCAATATTGTCAATCCATTTGAATTCATAAGGAGCCCATTGTTCTATATTGCCTAGACCTTGAGCAGTTGTATCAGGTGTTATTTGTTGGGGTGGCAAAATAGGGCTCCAAATGTTAGGCAATGCGACAGACAAGTAACAATCCATAAGTAAATCCGCGTAACGTGGAATTTTAAAGGTAAAAGATGATTCTTCTGAGAGTCGAAGAGTTTTGGAACCTTCAAAATCCACACGAAATTTTTGCAGTCCAAAATTAGTATATTGTCGATAAGCACATTTAAAAAAAGATTTCGATGGATTACCATTTAGAACAATATTTTGTTGTCCTTGGGATACTAAATTCATTAATCCTCCTGGCATTATTTAATTATATAATATATAATTGTATTATATTTTTATTATGGTATTTAACAATTATACTTAAAAAACTTTATTTTTATTTTTATTTGTATATATTAGATATATGCCAGATATTCAAACAAATATTAATTCTATAAAAGATTCGTATATTGTACTTGGTTTAACTATTATAACGTTTATTATTATTATTATTGGATTTATATACTATTTTTATTATCGCGGACTTAAAAAAAGAGAATGTAATACTATGACAAATGTATATGGAACAATAAACGGCAAAATTAGTTCAATAAGCACTGCCTTATCTGATTATCAATATACATTTAAAGATTATTATATTAAATCCGCTTATAACGCGTGCAGTGGTGGAAATTATAAAAACGATTATGTAGATACTTGTGTTTTAAAGAATTTATTGAAGCAGGGGGTTCGAGGACTAGATTTTGAAGTTTTTTCCATTGATAATCAACCAGTTGTAGCAACATCAACCTCTGATAGTTATTATGTAAAAGAAACATTTAATTATGTTCCATTTTCAGAGGTAATGCCTATTATTCGGGATTATGCGTTTAGTTCATCTACTGCTCCTAATTTTCAAGACCCAATTATTATTCACTTACGTATCAAAAGTACAAATACAGAGATGTATAAAACATTTGCTAAATTATTAGAAAGTTATAGCAACATATTGCTTGGAAAAGAGTATAGTTACGAATATCAGGGTAAAAATTTGGGCAATGTGAATTTGACTGATTTAATGGGTAAAGTAGTTATTATTGTAGATCGTAGCAATAATACATTTTTGGAATCACAAGAATTTTATGAATATGTGAATATGACAAGTAATTCAGTTTTTATGCGCGCACTCCATTACTACGATATTAAATATGCCCCTGATATTAATGAACTTATTGAATCGAATAAATTAGGAATGACCATTGCTATGCCTGATAAAGGTTCAAATCCTGAAAATCCAAGTAGTATTGTATTAAGAGAAACTGGTTGCCAATTACTCGCGATGCGTTATCAAAATATTGATACAAATGTAGAAGAAAATGATGTATTTTTTGACCAGAATGGACACGCTTTTGTATTAAAACCTGAGAACTTGAGATATGTTCCTGTTACTGTTCCTGCACCACCAAATCAAGACCCCAATCTATCTTATGCTACTAGAACGATTAAATCTGATTATTACAAGTTTGAAATTTAACGGGGGCACCCCCCGTTCGCCCCACAAAACCTTTTTTTATATATTTATTAAAATAATTCTAGGAACTTTTTGGATTTTCTTTTATGTCTCTTTGATATATGTCTGTTTATTAGATGTTTCTTTGTTATATGTCTCTTTATCGGACTATCTGCATTTGTTATCCCATCTTTATTCAACATTTTTTCCCATTTTTCTAATTGTGGTATTCCATACGTTTTAAATGTTTCATTATTAACTAACAAATTTGGTAGCGTTTTAGAAATGAGTTTTTTAATAGGTGAGTCTTTTTTATGTGTTTTATTAACTCTGCGTTTTTTTGTTTTTTTAAGTCCTGATTTGTTAGTTCTCTTTGATTTAGTCATAGATTGTTTATTATATTATAATAATATTTTATTATTATAGTATATAGTATATGAAACCAAAAATATGTGACAAAGAATTAACGTTTGAAGAATGTGAACTGGCTATTCTTCGTCAGGCAGTTGATAGAGCAGAAAAAATACAAGGTGAAAAAAAAATAAATTCACCAGAAATTCAACGCATTATTAAAATAGTTGAAGATTTTGCTCGTCAAAATAATATCATATGCTACGGAGGAACCGCAATTAATAATATTCTTCCTGAAGAAGATCAGTTTTATAATAAAGACGTGGAAATTCCAGATTACGATTTTTATTCTTCAACAGCACTTGAAGACGCCATTAAACTATCTGATATTTATGTTAGAGAAGGATTTTCAGAAGTAGAAGCTAAATCAGGTCAACATCATGGAACATACAAAGTATATGTGGATTTTATTCCTGTTGCGGATTTATCTTATATTCCCAAAGAATTATTTACTGCGATTAAAAGAGATGCTATTCAAAAACAAGGCATATATTATAGTCCACCAAATTTATTGCGTATGGGAATGTATTTAGAATTATCTCGTCCTCAGGGAGATGTGTCTCGATGGGAAAAAGTATTAAAACGTTTATCTTTATTAAATAAAAACTATCCATTAAGAGGCAAAGAATGCCTTAAAATAGATTTTCAACGTCGTATGACAAACAGCAGAGCATCAAATGAGATTTATGATGTTGTAAAAGAAGCATTTGTAGAACAAGGTGTAATATTTTTTGGCGGTTATGCGTTATCGTTGTATTCACAATATATGCCAGAAGAGTTGCGTAGAAAATTACAAAAAATTCCTGATTTCGATGTATTATCAGAAAATCCGCTTGAAACCGCCAAATTTATTCAAGAAAAACTATCAAATATTGGTATTACAGATGTTAAAATTATTCGACGACCTGGAATTGGTGAAATAGTAGCACCTAATTATGAAATTAAAGTATCGAATGATACAATCGCATTTATTTACGAACCACTTGCTTGTCATAGTTACAATGTTATTAAACAAGATGATTATCAAGTTAAAATAGCAACAATCGATACTATCCTTAGTTTTTATTTGGCATTTTTATATGCAAATCGTCCTTATTATGATAAGGATAGAATATTATGTATGTCAAACTTTTTATTTGATGTTCAGGAAAAAAATCGTTTAACACAACATGTTTTACTAAAACGTTTTAGTTTGAATTGTATGGGGCATCAACAAACAATTGAAGAAATGCGTGCTGAAAAGGCGCAAAAATTTATTGAGCTTAAAGATCAAAAAGAAAGTAAAGAGTTTCAAGCATGGTTTTTAAGATATAGACCATTAGATAATGATGAATCATCTAGTCAACAAATCAAAAAAGTAAGTCAAGCAATTCAAGCAGAAAGACAATTAAATAAAAAAACATATCATAAATCAAAACCAAAGCCAAAACCCAAATCGAATCATAAACCAAGGCCAAATAAAACAAACAAAAAAAGAAATAAAACTAACAAAACTAGTAAAAAAAGATACAATAGTAATAAAAATAAAAATAATAATAAAAATAAAACAACAAAAAAGCATTCTTCTTCTAAAACAAAATCATCATCGTCTTCATCAGCATCTTCTAATAAAAAGACGATAATTATTCGTGTTTAAAATAATATATATTATTACAAATGGACTTAAAGGTCTTTAAGTTGGTTTCAAATAATATATATTATTCACATCTAAAACTTACTAAAATGTTTCATCGATTTAAATATAGTGTAATAAATAAATCCAAATAAAGCACACATAAATATAAGACCATTAATATTATAATTACCATCACTATGACACAAAAATGATAGATACTGGTGAGCTGAACGCTTTACAACAGGCAATTGAAATATAAAATATAATACAGCAAGTAAAATGGGTGTTTGTATTTCATCATATAGATTATCAAGTGAACTATTTATACGTTCTTCTCTATAATAATTGTTAATATCGTCATCTGTTTCATTAATATAATCGCGACTTGAAGGTGGTGGCACATAATTTGGTTGTATTTGTGCATCTTTAATAATATTTTCTGTGTTCATTGGTAAATCTCTACTTGGCAATTGAGTTGCTCCAGTCATACTTGCTTGTTGCAGACCATTTACTATTTGACTAATTGTTGTTTGGTCTAATGAAATCTCATTTGATTGTGACATTTGTTGCTGTGGTTGCTCATTAATCATTAAACTAATATTTCCTCCAATAGAACCACCGGATGTCGCATCTGTAGGCAAATCCATAATGTTAGTTATATTCGTTATATTCGTGTTAGTATTTATATCTGTCATAATATAATTACTAAATATTCAAAGACTATTATTTTCTACGCAAAAGGAAGTATTCTTTTTGATTTATTGCATTTGACTGGATTTTTTTCGAAATTATAACATTTACCACTTATTTTATAAGTTTCGTCATCTAATTCGTCCAAAGGTGGTGCGTTTAGCATTCTACATTTAGCCCCTTTACAAGCTTGTCTAAAAAGTGTCGCTAAACCTAATCCCATAATCATCGACATTATATATTTGCCTGTGCTACTATGTACAAATTTACTTAAATGCATTTAATATATACTTATATATTTAATATTTCAAATATATCAAATCATACTGTTTATATTATTTGTTAGTTTTGAACTGGAATTGTTTTTGGCATTAATGGACAATCTACTTGCAATGGTTTAAACTCGAAACATTGATTTGCTTTGTCTTGATATAAATTTTTGGTATAATTATCTGGGGTTGGATAAATATATATAGATTTTTGTTCGGGTCCAAGTATAAAAACAAATAATAAACCTACCATAAAACTAACAATCAAAGTAGGAATTGATATATATTTACTTATCATTGTTTATATATATGTGTATTTTATTTTGTTAGAATAATTCGATTTACATTGCTATTTTTTGAAAGCCAAGTCTTTTAGAAACCAAGTTTGTTAAAGCATTCTTAAATAGTGTATAATCTGAATTTCCAGTTTCATCCACTTTTACTAACTTAAAATACATGTCTTTGCTTTCATTCGACAAGCTATTAAATACACTATTGTATGGTTCATACCCAAAGTCATAAATTTGAGTATCTGGCGCTTGATTTGGTGGCAAAATTAAGTTTTTAGGTGAAATAAAATCACACACTTTATTATTTTTACGCGATTGGATACAATTATTCATAAAATCATTTAACCAATCAGGATATTTATTTAATTCCTCTTTTAGGTTACTTGGCAATTTATTATAAATACTAATATAGTCACCTTTATCTTGAATAGAATCTTCTTCAATAATATCCAAGTCTCCAGCTAATTTGGTTTTACGCGTTTTCTTATTTCTCTTTTTCTCATCAGTTAACGTCATAATATCCTTTACTTTTAATGTACCTGATTTTGATTTTTTTACACCTTTAACAAAACTAACAACTTTATCTTCACTTTCAAAATAGTTTTCGTTATTATATAATGCGTGTGGTATTTGCATTAATTTATATTCCTTTGACATCTCGTCATATTCTACCATAGTTGTATCATATTTTAAATATATATTTCTTTTAGTTTAGGCATCATTTCCTCCTTATAAAAACGCACCGCTTCGGATGCTATTTGGTCATTTCCTTTTTCATTAAATTCAGCAATAAAGTTTTTAAATGGAAGAAGCATTTCTTTTCCAAACTCATCGATTGTTTTTTTAAGCAAGTCGCGTTTAACTGGATTGTCATTAACAAGAATATTTTTTTCAATATAATATCCAGCATCGCCTGTTATTTGTTTTAATTCATCGGTTAGTACATTAAAGTTTGCCATAGTATCTTGTCCTATAACCATTTTAGCATTTGTAAAAAATAATAGGTTGTTTTTTTCCTTAATAATATCTAACTTTACTTTATTTAGTTTTTTCAAGTTATCTTCAATAGAAACGTCTAATTGTTCACGAAAACTATAATTAATTTGTATATTTAATGGACACGGTTGGGCTAAATCACCACATTTTGCAGTAAAAACTCTTGCTAAATCCTCTTTATTTTCCGTAATAGAAAATATTGTACCTACATTTCTTTTACAATTAATACATTCTGGTTTAGGTAGTTTAGCATAAGCCTGGCGTTTTTCATTTTTACTCATACGTTTGTCGTTTATTAATGGGTTAATATATTTAGTATATACATAGTCTTCATATTTTGCTTTCATTCTATAAAATTCATTTAACGCTTCGTTTACTGATATTTCTTCACTTGGCATTATAATATAATTATATAATTATTGTATCTATTTATATTTATTAAAACTCATTTTCCCAATGAGGTAGGCCTGTTATTAATTCTTGTTGTGCCCTAACTTTGGCATCTTGAAAATTTTTTATCATAGATAATATGTAATGTTTTTTCTCAACTTCTTTTAGTTCTATTTCTTCCGGTGTTAGTTTTCCCTTATATTTATAAAGTAAAAGTATACCTAAAACTAACAAAAATGCTATAAACAACCCAATATTACACAATGTATTATGCCATTCTCTCTTCACTACACTACATTGTTTTAGCGTCTCGTTTAAAAAATACTTAACTCCTGGTTCTGTTAACATTGGTTTAGAAATACTTGTATCCATATCTATTCTATAAATTACCTTTAAAAAACAAAAAAAAATTATACATATTATCTATATGGATATATCATTCTGGTCAATTATCATATTTATTATTCTCACAATTGTTTACTTTGCTATTCCTGCTATTGGTAAACCACAATTAACATTGGATATTCTAAATGATCCTACTGGACTAACAACATACTATTCTTCTATTATGCCTAGATTAGCTTTATACTTGTTAGCAATTGTGGTTTCACAATTTTTCTTAAATAGTAGTTATCTTATGACAAAGTGCGGTGGTTCAATTGGTAAAAATATGGGAGCTGCAGCTTTATTCACATTTATTCCGTGGATACTTATATTCGGAATATTGGTCGTTACACTTATGATGTTCCCTGGATTTAAAGGTGCGTTTTCTGATGTAGTTGGTTATTTTGCTATTTCGGGTTCAGCAAATAATATATTATCTACTATTTTGATAGATACAGATATTAATAAAGCAATTGAAAGCACATCGGATCCAATTAGACAACAAGAGTTAAAATCGACCGCGGAAGCTATTATGAAAATATGTGGTAACAAATCGATTCTAATTAATCAAATGAATCCTGAAAATTTTCTTCAAGTATGGGATTTATTAAAACCATTAATGGTTGAAAACGCATATCAAGATATTATGAAAAAACAATCACTTCTTGACTTAGTAGTTTTAAAAGATAATATTGGTGAGGCAATGTGGTACACATATACTGCTATATTAATATCGTCTATCGTATACTATAATTTAGCAACAAGAGGTTGTATTAAAGATGTGAATCAAATAAAACAAGAACACGATGATTATATTAAACAACAAGAAGAAGCACAAGCAAAACAAGATTTAAACAATCAAACTACTTATACAAACTAACAAACTCTCAAATTATATATTATAAACATACTTAAAGACCTTTAAATTGTTTACTATAATATATAATAATTGCTAATAATGATTCCAATCAAAATAGTTAGTAAAATAGATTTTGAAGCAATATTGATATATGTATATGTATATATATTTGGATGACAAACATTGTGCAATTCTTTATCTACAATTGTTAGTGTACCTAAAATAATCCAAACTACTTGAAAAACGGCTATTAATCTAGAAATATACAATACATCTTTATACTCTTGAAATACAAATCTATTGTTTGTTTCGATATTAATAAAATAATAAATAATAATCGCTAAGAATATACATAAAATGATATCTGTTATAAAATAACTTATTAATGAAAATACGACGTGTGTTATTAAATGATTATTTTGCATATTTGTCAGGTTTACTACTTTTTCTATACAAGAAGAGTATGGTTTTTGACAGACAATAACAAAATCAGCTATTAAAAATGGAAACGTTAATAATAATATTAATATATTAATTGAATTTTGTATATATCTTTTTGTTGTTGCTATTATTCTATCTTGTTGAATTTGGTCATATGCAAAGTTTCTTAATGATGATCTTGGTGTAATATTTGGATTATCTTGTATAGGAACAGCAACCGCTATAACTAGTTGTTCATTGATTTGGTTATTCTGATTATTCATTTTTTTACAAATATAGGCTTAGTATGATTATGATTATTTGATAAGACTAAAAAAGTTTCATTTTTTTAAATATATTTGTAAACAATTTAAAGCCCTTTAAACCAATTTACAAATATATTACATAAATCTAGGATGCACTAAATAATACAATACAAATAAATAAGATAAAATTCCTAATATAATTGAAAACAACCATATTGGTAAAATAGTCTTATTTTTATAACCAACACCAAATTCTCTTATACTTCCATCTCTATTATAAAAAAATGCTGGTTGAAGCATTTGAATAAACCCGAAAATTGTCATAAATATTATTACCGCCATCATTGTTGTATTATTTCTCGCAAATGTTCTTAACATATATAATATTGTTAGATAGTATTATTTTGTTTTAATAAGTATTATTTTATTTATTATTTATTTGTTAGTTTGTATAATTTTTCAAATCAGAAATTATATAAAATATTTACATTTAATCATAATATTCTCTATCTTCTTGTTCTTCACCCCACGGATCACCATCATCCCAATCATCACTCATATTCATTTGATATGCATCATCATCGATTTCTTTATTTATTTGGCTTTGTTCAATATTTTCATCCACTTCAAAATCTAAATCCGCATCACTAACACCTTTTCGTTTTAGCTTATTTTGTATTTCTGCAACCTTTTCAGCCACTTGCTTATCATGATCAAAATTTTCAGGATCATATTCCCTTAAGCCTTTGGATAACCCTATACTATATAATGGTCCTAACTTGTGATGCTTTAAAATCGTATCTACTGCTCTTTCTTCTTCTGTCATATCACGCAAACGATCAGTAAAACTATATTTTTCTGCTTCTTTTAACTTATATACCTTATCTTCAATATCTTCAAATGACACATTCAATGTATCTTTTATTTTCATCATCACTTTTAAAAAGGAACCTATTAATTTTGCTACATCTTCTTGCAATTTACTAACATCACCTTGAATAAATTCTTGTTCTGTATCTGTAAAACGTAATTGTTGTTCGACCAAGAAATCTTGACTAAATAAATCAGATTTGTCATCATTTGGATTTGCATCTTCATTTAATGTTAATAACTGATTCAAAATAGACGCATCTCTTGTAATTGCAATATACTCACTTAACACACTTAACACATAATATTCATATAATAGTGTTACAATGCGTCTATCAAATACAGAATACAAACTTTTATCTCCTATCTTTATTTCTGATAAAACTGGTGTTACTTTGGATAATAAAAATAATCCTCTTGTTTTTCTTTTCATTTCATTTAAAACGTTTTTAATTGGTATGTTGCCATAAAATGATTCAATAGGACCATAAAAATTATTAATCATCTTAGTAACATCCATTTGGTGACTTTGGGAAAGTTTCAAATACTTATGAACTTGAATTGACTGTAACTTCTGATTAATAATCATCGTTGGAAATACCATTGTTATCAAGTACACAAAATTTTTAAAATAATTTGTTTGGTTATATAATCCATCATCTGAAATCTTAGATTCAACATTTCTAGGATTAGCATCATACTTCCATGTACTCATATTTGTCACGAAATTAGTTACTTTGTTTAATTCTAGTTTACTCATCTTCGACTTGCGTTTTAAAAAATCAATCAACTCTTTACGCATATTTGTATTAGATACTTCCAAATAATTTTTCATAACTCGCATTTCATCTGTATCCTTATCAATTGATAAATCATAACTATCTACCAATATTTCAAGCTTTTGTGTTAACGCCTTTGGCACATTTGGATCATCCGTATTATCAAATATTTCCAATACTTTTCTCATATATTCAATACAAGACGGCTTATGTTCCGACAATGATATATTAATTATATTATTACGACTAACAAGTTGAAACAAACGTAAAAACATTTCTTTTGTATAGCTACGACCATCTCTTTTTAACTTTTGTATTTTCTCTTGAATACTATCTGTTTTTCTTAAATAATCTGGCTTATCAATACAAATAGTTGCCAAATCTTCTGTCAATGGCAGACTAGATTGAAATTTACAGAAATGAATAAATCCTTGGTAAATAGTTTCTTCACTAAAATCATTACTTATTTCAGGATAATTACGTTTTGTGTTCACTTCTGATAACATACTTGCTGACTGAGTTAAAATCTTAATATCTTTTAGCAATAAAGACAACTCATTCACTATTTTATTATTATTTTGAATGCTGGCATCTTCATTTGAAAAGTATTGTAAACAAGTCATTGCTTCATTTCCTGGTTCATTACAACATGCGTTGTCTATAAAAGGTTGAGACGCAGACTTTAATAACAAGTCTTTCTTTTCAATGATTTTTTGAATCGATTCTTGTATACCCATTGAAAAAGAGATTATCTTTGAATGAACAACTAACAAATTCGCTAATTGCCTTGGACTTCCACTTTTAAATTCATCTTGTAACTTATCCAAAAATCCATCTGAAATATTTTCTAAATGTTTTACATCAAAACGACGTAAGGGTGGCAAAAAATTAGTCCATTTGGTTAAATTATGTTCATCTGGAATATCAGGTTCTGGATTTGTTAAAATATACTCAACCTTTTCTTTAATCTTTTGTTCAATTGAACCATTTGTTAATAAAAATTTGTTAGTAAATGCTTTTATCGTAGTCGCTATTTTCTCCTCATTTTTAGGCAATGCATTCCAAGGAATTGTTTTAGGATTACGCAACTTAAGCGCAACACAAGCCAAATAGTTTAATCCACTATTATCTCCCTCTCCTTCAAGTGGATATCCACTAAAAGAACGTACACAACCAGGAAATGTTTTTCTTGTCTTAATTGATGGAATACTTGTTTGTATCCCAATTAAATAGGCTCCAAGAGTTAAATACATTAGCGTAGAACTATATACAACAACATATTCGGGTATCTTTTTATTTTTTTTCGCCATTTCTTGTTCTCTTTTTCTATAAGCACTCTCTTTTTCAATCACATTTGTATCATTCATCAATTCAGTAACTATTTTCACAATAAAGTCTCTTGATTGTTCAATATCAATTCCCATATCGTGCGACAAAGTAGAAACAATATTGGTAACTATTTGACCTTCGGCTGTTAAACGCTTATCTTTAACAAGTCCTTTTTGTTCTAAAAATGCTTCGCCAGCATCTTTTTCCATTATTTCTCTACTTCTATCTACAAAACCATCCCTATATCCTTCTGTCACATCAAACTCGATATATGAAATTATTTCCCCACTATTTTCATCAACCCACGCGTTACCATCATCACTTTGTTTGCCTATTTGCTTAATAAGCTCATCTAATTTATTTTGATATGCTATTCCACCACTTAAAAATGCGGTAGCTAAGTAATAACGAAATGCTGGAATCAATCGAACATTTGTTTTTCTACAATAGAACCACCATTCATTTTCCATTTGACCATCAATTATACTTGGCCTATTTGGATCACCTATATAAGTATATTTTGTACAAAAACGTATAATATCATTTTGTTTTTTAACAAAATCAGTTTGACCTAATATTAAATCTCTTAAACTAGCATAAGGCGAAACTACCTGATTTTGTACTTGTTCTTGAATGGATAAACCTAGATTATATTTTTGTTGATTATATTTGTAAAATTGCGTTTTCTTAATTTTCTCTAATCTTCCAAATATATTTGTATAATATTTCAAATGCTTATTAATTGTTTCAGTTAGCATCTCTTTTGTGATATCATAGTTTTTATCAAATTGGTCTAATACTTGTTTTAAAGCATTACTTAAAAGTGTGTCCTTACTTACTTCTGTTGGATCACATTTATCATCAGATTTTTCGCCGGGATTGTATAAACAATTGTAATCTATATTACATAATACATCGTCATCTTTAATAAACCAACTGGGGTCTATTTCAGTTGCTAAGACCCATTCATCATTGTTTCTTACATAGTATTCTAATTCAAGTGCTTGTCTATCTTCTCCCATCTCGGTCAAAATAGCATATTGTCCTTCTTTCACCTTTTTTGCTTGATTTACAAGTGTATCTGCTAGCTCCTCAGCATCTCTTTCTAGTAGTTTATGTTTTTGAACAAATTCATTTGTTAAATATAATAAAAAATCTTCGCTTGCTAGTTGGTCACGCTGTTTAGCATATTTTTCCGCAACAATATCGTAATTTGTGGTATCATATTCCTTATCAAAGTAAATGGTTTTTCCATTATCCTCTAATAATGACTTTTTAGATATATACTTTTTAGCAATAGTATAAGTAGTACATTTATCACCTAACTTATTTTTATCTCGCTGTATTACTTCAGCCATTCTTTCTTTATCTGTTTTTAAAAGCTCATTTAATTCCTTTGGAAACATTAACTGAATATTCGTAAAAGCAACTGCGGTATTATATAAGTTTCCAAAATCCTCTACTTTTATCTTTTTGAGAAACTCCGAAGGTGTAATTTTCATCTGATTGGGGTTTACATCATACTCTTGAATAATTATATCTTGGTCAGCATTAAGATATTTAAAAATAGGATTTGAAAAAATATACTCTTCATCAATTTTACTAATTGGTTGTTTATTTCTTTCATATTTATCTAGTTTATGACCAAATCTGTTAAATCGTTTTAAATTCTTAATAGTATAAAATGAATTTGCGTATTCTTTATATGTTTTGTTGTATTCATTAATTTTTTCCTTAATAAACTTGTCTATCTCTCTGTATTGCATATAGGTTAAATCAACTGGATATACCAAGTAAGGTTCTAAATAATTTATTACATCAACCATACTTAATTTTCCTTTAATATATTTTTTAACAAGCATAAATAATACACGTATTTTTGGAATAATCGTACGTAAAAATATTTTATATATATCCAAGTTTGAAAGTAACTCTGGTTTATTATATTCACTTAAATCAAGAATATATTGTTTAATATTATCAACAAAATTACTATCATTATACTCTAAGTCTAAATCGAGACCATCTATATCAACTTGTGTAACGTTTGATGATTGTTTAAGCAATTGCCAATAATTCAAAAAATGCAAATTCAAATTAGAACGAACTAACAAACTTGTACCTGGTAAATTAATTTGAGAAAATTTAACTGCGGGTTCAGGTAAGGTAATAACTGATTTAATTGCAAGTTGGTCATCACTTGTTAATTTTACTCTATGAGCAATCATTTTGCTGCCTTTTGCCTTTAAATTTGTTGCCTCTAATCGTTCTAATCCCATATTATATTTTTGTATTACAAAACGTCTACTAACTATTTGAGAATTTTCTACTACGGATGAATATAATGAACCCAAATTATCTACAATTGCATTAATATCAGTTTTCACATTGCCTTGAATGATAATACCATTATTTGAGTCAAAGACATTTGACTGGGAACCCTGATCCATATTCTCAAAGGGTGTCATATATTTATTAATATCACTATATAAACTGGCATATTTATTTTGACCCTCTATAACAATATTTGATTTAAATGCTTGAAATGCTTCCGACATTTCATTTAATCCTGCATTTGTAGATAACTTAATTACATCCTTAATTGGTTCTTTATCTACTTCAAACATATCATCCATTTTTTCTTGCATTTTGTTTTCTTCTTTACCATACACTTTTTTTACATTTGTAGCAACTAACATAATCCAATACAAATTGTTTTTAAATTCTGAAAGGTATTCTGCAAGAGGTCTGTCATCCGACGTTTTTTTAACAACTCCTGTAATATTTTTATTTTCGTCAAATGTTGATGCCAAATCACGCAATTGCAAAAAACGTGTAATCATGATATGTATATTATTTAAAACATTGCTAGTTCTACGGTCATTTGGAATCGTTGAAATCATTTCTTCTAACAAATCATTTGCCTGGGCTTCAACATTATATCTATATTTATCCTTATCAATATTTACATATTCTTGAACTTGAATAATATCTCCAAATTGTAAATCATCCGCATCAAACAACATTTTTTCGATTTTGTCTTTTACTACTTTTGTTGGAATAGCTTTTTCTTGTTCTTCTTCCTCTTCACCTAATTCAACTAATTCATCTGCATCTAACTCAATTCCTTCTTGTTCTCGTTCTTCTTCTTGTTCTTTCATTTTTTGCTTAGCGCTTTCTGGTGCTGGTCGAATCTCAATTGTTTCAATTGGCAAATCTTCTGGCAACCCATTGTAATTAAAATTAATATAAATTATATCATTATCAGTTGTTCTTAATTCAATCATATCTTCTTCTAAATTAATAATTTCACCTGTGACAACAATAGGTATATCACCACCCATATAAATATTAATCCATGTTCCTGGTAACAACTCATTTTGTTTAGCATATCCTTCTTTTTCGTTACTACTAATAATTTTTATTCCTGTAATTGTGCCATCCCCAATCGTGCTATCAGGATTTAATTGTAATGTAACTTTGGCAAATGATTCAGAATTAATTAATTTAATTTTGTGTTCATCAATAAAGTCTATTAAAAATATATTATTATTTAATATTTCATTTGTTGGGTCAGTAATAATAATAATATCACCTAGTTTTAAAATTACGTTTTTTTCTTTTGATTGAATTTCACTAGATAACTCATTTACTTGATTATCTACAAGTATTTGGTTATCATTATTTAGTTCTATTTGATTATTATCATCAGAATTTACTCGATTTTCTTGTGTCTCGACAATAGTTTCATCTTGGATGTCAGGTTGGTTTAATATATCACCAATTGGATTTGCTTCACTTTCATTAATAATTTGTTTTATGTCATTTATTTCAGAATTAGGTTGAGACATATATTATTAATAGAAATTTTTGTAAATCATTTATTTCAAAAATATATAATTAGTTATTATTTAAAGGTAATTAATTGTATAATTATAATGTCTATTAAACAAATAGTATATAATTTGTCAAATATTCCCAGTTTTCATAATGCTGTAACTAACAAAGAAATTGATGAGAATGTTCAAAAATATTATAATGTTAAAAAATATACTACTAAATCAAAAGAAGAATATCATATTATTCATTATGCTAAAGAAATGTTATCTCCTGACTTATATTCTACCTATGGACTATTAAGATCAGTTATTATATCTGGTTCAAAATTAGTTTCATTCGCTCCTCCTAAATCAATGTCTCCTGAAAGATTTATGGCAAAGTATCCAAAACCAAAAGATAATACAAATGGCAATATTGTCGCCGAAGAATTTATTGAAGGAACTATGATTAATGTGTTTTTTGATCCAAACTATGGAGTAAATGGATGTTGGCAAATTGCTACAAGGAACACGATTGGTGCTGATGTGACATTTTATAAATGGTCTAAAAAAACATTTAATTCAATGTTTATTGATGCGTGCATTGAAAATAAATTAAATATTCAAACTCTTAATCCATTATACACATATAGTTTTGTACTACAACATCCTGAAAATAGAATTGTAGTACCTATTAAGAAACCAAAATTATATTTAGTTGCTGTATATGAAATTAGACAAAATGCTGATTTGCAATTATATGACGTATTTGAAGAAGATTTATCTATTGTAAAAAGCTGTCGATGTTGGGAATTTACAACAATTCAATTTCCTGAAATTTATGAGTTTAATTCATATACTGAATTAATTAATAAGTTTGCGTCACCTAACACATCATATAACATTATGGGTACTATTGTTAAGAATCTAGAAACGGGCGAGCGTATGAAATTTCGAAATCCTATTTATGAAGAAGTTAGGTTTTTACGTGGAAATCAACCTAAGTTAATGTATCAATATCTTACTTTAAGGCAACAAGGAAAAATTCCTGATTATTTAAAGTTTTATCCTGAGTCAAAAAAAGATTTTTCTATATTTAGAGAACAATTACATATGTTTACAGATACGCTTCATAAAAATTATGTTTCGTGTTATATTAAAAAAGAAAACCCTTTAAAAGAATTTTCAGACCAATATAGAACTCATATGTTTAAACTTCATGAACTATATATTAATGAACTTAGACAAACAAAATTATGTGTTTCAAACACCGTTGTAATTAATTATGTAAATAAATTGCATCCATCTCTTTTAATGTATTGTCTTAATTATAATATGAGAAAACGATATATTGATGGATTAAAACCTGATGAAAAGTAAATTAAAAAATATTATGATTATCCTAGTTATAAAATGCTACAAATTTAAGTAAATTTTTATATAAAAGTTTACTTAAACACTTAATTTAAATGATCGAATTACTTAGCAAATAATTTTCTAATACTTCCAATACTTTTGATCGCACTTTGAGTGGCTAATGTTAAAATTTGTTTTACTTGAGGCATTCCTTTTGTTTTATCAGTTAATGAAACACGAATTAAACTATCACTATCGTGTGGATGCATTTTTTTAAATCCAACATAATCAAGAAACTTTAAATCTTTATAAAATACCTTATATAATTCATTATTTAATATATTTCCAAGAGTATAATCTTCATTAATAAGAGTTACATCATAACAATTTTCAATCGTATTATCAGATGATTTTATGGGTACTTCATCCTTCTGGACTTCATCTAAAAACTTTGTTAGTTTGCCTAATAAAATATCGCACCCTTTTACAATAATATCATAATTCTCATATATTCCAATTGTTTCTAATATAAAATCAAATGAATTTGCTTTTACATAACGCAACCCTTCTAATAAACTCCAATTGCGGGCTTCAAATTCAATTTCCTTTTCACTTTTCTCCTCATCCTTCCACTTCTGTTTTCTAATTTCCAACTCTTGTAACATCTTTTCTTTATCAGTTGTACAACCATAAGAACAAGTAGCAGTTACATTAAAAGTGCTATCTTCACGGGCAGTATTAATTGAAAATTCACTTGTTAATTTAATTCTTTCGCCTTGTAATTCATCAGAAATTTTAGGTCTTAGACGTACAAAATCAATAAAGTATTCTCCTTTTCCACTTGGTGGAATATAGGAAGGAAATATTTTTTTTACAGAATTATCATCCAAATATTTATCTGTTGTTACATCTTTTACCTTAAAATCTTTTGTTGTTACAATCATAACGTTGTCAGTATTGTTTTCAACATCAAGTTCCATAATATAATTTTTGATAGGAAATTCAATATCAGAAATACAAACAGGAATACAACTTAGACGATGCTTAACAATTTCATTATTTAATCTAGTTGTATTTACTTTAATCTTTGTATGGTTTGCCTCATTTGGAAAAGTTTTAAAACAAACTATTGGAATATCAGACAAAATAGTACGTCTTAATGCATTAATATAACTAACATCTAACCCTGATATAGTAAATGTCAAAATATTATCTTCTTCTTTTAAATCAGTAATTTTAGCACTCATTGTAATTATATTTACTAATGTATCTATATATTTAATATTTGTTATTTAATATTAAATATTTTCAATTTTTTATTACAAAGAAGTTAATAAGTTAATTAAATACTTATTTGACCTATTTAAAGGGCTTTAAGTTATTTTAAATATAATTAATTCATGCTTATTTTAGATATTGTTAGTTTGTAATTAGTTAAAAATCAAGAATAAAAAAACTATATTTAGAATAATGAGTAGTATACTTTATTATAGTAATTTCTGTGAACACTCAAAAAAGTTACTTCAACATGTTCATAAAACTGGTAATACTAAAGATATACATTTTATTTGTATCGATAAACGAGTAAAAGATGATAATGGGAAAATCTATATTGTTCTCCAAAATGGACAAAAAATATTAATGCCTGAAAATGTAAAGAGTGTACCGGCTCTTCTTTTAATGACACAACAATATCGTGTTATTTATGGAGATGATATTTATAACCATTTAAAACCACAGGTAAATCAAAACATTAGACAAGCAACACAAAATAACATGGTTCCAACAGCATTTCAAGACGGGTTTAGCACATTCGATGGGTTTTCATCTATGGGTGGTGGCATTGCATCTGATAATTATAGTTTTCTAGATCAAAATGATACAGACTTAGGCGTGAAAGGTAATGGTGGTATGCGACAAATGCATAGTTATGTTTCACTACAAGAATCAAATAATGCAAGTTTAATGAGTTTGCCACAAGACGATGCTCAATATAATACAGGAAAAATTAAAAATGGAGAAGTCTCATTAGAAGCTTTACAAAGAAGTCGTGACGAAGACTTGGCAAAATTTCGTTAAATATAATAATGTAAATATAATATATATATATGTCTTTTTGGAAACAATTAGGTAAAGATATTAATGGAGAAGCTAGTAATGATTTCAGTGGACATTCAGTATCATTAAATTCTGATGGAACAATAGTAGCTATTGGGGCTTATGGAAATGACGGAAATGGTATTGATTCAGGTCATGTACGTGTATATAAATATGATAAATTAAAATTACTTGAAGATATTTGTCAAAATAGTATTAATTTTGGTCCAATAGGTTGGCGAAGACTTGGCAATGATATTGATGGAGAATTTATAGGTGATAATAGTAAAGTTGTTTCATTAAATTCAGATGGAACTATCATAGCTATTGGCTCACAATATAATGATGGAAATGGTATTAATTCTGGAAATGTTCGCGTATATAAATATGACGCAAATAAATTATTTGAAGATATATGTCAAAATAGTATACATTATGGACCTGTTGGTTGGAGACGACTTGGTCAAGATATTGATGGAGAGTATGCAAATGACTTAAGTGGATTTTCAGTATCATTAAGTTCTGATGGAACTATTTTAGCTATTGGCGCATATGGCAATGATGATAATGGAGTAGATTCGGGACATGTTCGTGTATATAAATATGATGCAACAAAAATTTTAGCAGATGCTTGTCAAAATAGTATAAATTTTGGTCCAGTAGGCTGGACAAGATTAGGTCAAGATATAGATGGAGAAGCAAGTCATGATCTAAGCGGTTACTCTGTTTCTTTAAGTTCAGATGGAACCATAGTAGCTATTGGTGCTCATCATAATAATGGAAATGGAAATTACTCTGGACAAGTTCGTGTATATAAATATAATCCAACAAAATTATTTTCTGATTCTTGTCAAAATAGTATAAATTTTGGACCAGTGGGTTGGATAAGGTTAGGGCATGATATTGATGGCGAATCTTTAGAGGATCAAAGCGGATATTCTGTATCATTAAACGCAGATGGAACTATTTTAGCAATTGGTGGCCCTTATAATGATGGAAATGGAAGTAATTCAGGACATGTTCGTGTATATAAATATGAACCAACAAAGGTCTTAGCTGATAATTGTCAAAATAGTATTAATTATGGACCAGTGGGTTGGAATAGATTAGGACAAGATATTAATGGCGAATTTGCTAGTGATTTAAGTGGATATTCAGTATCATTAAGTTCTGATGGAACTATTTTGGCTATTGGATCTCAATTTAATAGTGGAAATGGAAATAATTCAGGACACGCACGTGTATATAAATACGATTCCATAAAGATTTTAGCAGACACTTGTCAAAATAGTATAAATTTTGGTCCAGTAGGCTGGAAAAGATTAGGTCAAGATATAGATGGCGAGTTTGCGAATGATTTTAGTGGTCATTCAATAAAATTAAGTTTTGATGGTAGTATTTTAGCTATAGGAGCATATGGCAATGATGGGAATGGTAGCAATAGCGGACATGCACGTATTTATAAATATTATTTAGTTCCTGTAATATTATCATTAAGTGATTATTATGGATTATCTTTTAGTGAAATAAATATAAATATGTATGGAACTAATTTTGATAATAATATGATACTAAAAATAGATGGATCTAATACAAATTTTACATTTATTTCAGATACACAAATTTCATTCATAATGCCTAGTCATATAAATGGAGAAGTTCAAATATATTTATTGAATGAAAATGGCAACTCCAATTATGTATCATTTACTTTTTTTGAATTACCTATATCTAATATATGTTTTCCAAGTAAAACTCCTATAACAACAGATCAAGGTATAATTAATATTGAAAATATTGTTGAAAAAAAACATACTATTCGTAAACAAATAATTAATTGTGTAACTAAAACAATTACACAAGATAAATATTTAATATGTATTGAAAAAGATGCTATAGCACTAAATATCCCTTCTGAAAAAACTATCATTACAGCAAATCATAAATTATTTTATAAAAATAAAATGATTTGTTCTAAAGAATTGATACAATTAAAACTTAAAAATATATACAAAATTAAATATTCAGGAGAAATTTTATATAATATTTTATTAGATAAACACGACAAAATGATAGTAAATAATTTAATATGTGAAACTTTAAATCATAAAAATGGAATTGCAAAAATGTATTTTGATCTTGAAAAAGAAAAATATAATTTTTTAGAAAAACAAGAATTTATAAAAAAATACAATAATTATGTTATTAAAAATAATATATTTTCATAAGTATAATTTAAATATACAAAAATATATTATTTATAAATGTTTCCAAAACCATCTACTAATAAGATAACTATTTATAGTAAAAGTGGATGTTTAAATTGTATAAAAGTAAAAGACTATTTAAAAGCTAAAAATATTCTTTTTGAAGTAATTGATTGCGATAATTATTTATTAGATGATAGAGAAGCATTTATACAATTTATTTTTGAAATATCCGATTGTGAAAGAACTATATTTCCTATTGTTTTTCATGGTAAAAAATATATTGGCGGATTTAATGAAACTAAATTACATATTGAAAAAATGTTGGATTTTGAAGTGGATTTTTAGAATATTATTTTATATTATTTATAATAATTAATTCGTATAAATAATATAAAGATTAACAAACATACTATATAGAAATATAATTATGACAACGAATTTACTCTCTGTTTTTAACAATCATTTTGAAGAATTTATTAATGATATTCAAAGTGTATTTCCAGAAGATGCTGATATTTTAACTGCTAAAAATGCGTTATTAACTATTAGAAAAGCAAATCCCAAGTTGTTAGTTAAAATTTGGAATAGTTATGTAGTTGTTCCCTATAAAGACCAAATTGAACGAGGTGATATTCAGTTTTTCATTGAAAAAGATTATTCAAACGATTTAGCTAGAAACGATAATGCTGATAAAATTAAAGAGTCTATTGATAGACTTAGAAATCCTGTTAAAATGATGACACCTGAGAATCAAATGAAGACGATGAAGTATATTCAAAATCTTACCAAGATTTCACTTATGATACCACAATAATTTTTTTAATAAATAAATGAATAAAAAAGGTAAAGTAATAAAAGATTTGTAAATTAATATATTTGAATAAGTATAATTTAAATATATTAAATAATAATTCTATATAATATCAATGTCTACTGAAATTTCACCACCAGAAGAATTCGCGAAAATTATTAATGAATTTACTTCAGATATTTTAAATACTTTCCCTGAATATACGGGTATTATTGGTCGCTGGTGGAATAGATCTATTCAAGAGGGTGAACTTGTAGAGAAAAAAAGAAATACAGAAAATCTTTTTGTTTTTAAGCATTGTATTAAAGTATTTCCTGAACGTTTTTTTGATATTTTATATCAAAATGCTGATATGTTTGGTGAACAATCGGAAGTAAACACTGAATTTTTACCCGGAATAGTATTTAAACAATTATGGCTATGCGATATTAGTGAAAAAACACGTATTACAATATGGAATTATTTAAAACTTATTTTGTTTGCTGTCATTGGTTCAGTTCATAATACAAGCGAATTAGGTGATACAGCGAAACTATTTGAAGCTATTAATGAAGATGAACTAAAAACAAAGTTACAGGAAACATTTGAAAGTATGAAAGATATTTTTGATAACAATTCTAATTTTTCATCAGATGCTTCAAATAATGTTAATTTTGATTTTGTAGATGGTTCTTCAAGCAACCCATTTAATATGCCTAATCCCGATGAATTACATAATCATATTAACGGGTTAATGGGCGGAAAACTAGGTAAGTTGGCGATGGAGCTTGCTGAGGAAACTGCAAATGATTTAAACTTAGATATGGAAAATATGACTAATACCAAGGATGTATTTGAAAAGTTATTTAAAAATCCGTCTAAATTAATGAATATGGTAAAAAACGTTGGAAGCAAGTTAGATGAAAAAATTAAATCAGGTGAAATCAAAGAAAGTGAACTTATGGAAGAAGGTATGGATTTATTAAATAAAATGAAAAATATGCCTGGTATGGATAATATGCAAAAAATATTTTCTCAAATGGGTATGCCTGGATTAGGAAAAGGTAGTAAGATGAATATGGGTGCAATGGAAAGTCAATTAAATAAAAATATGAAAACCGCCAAAATGAAAGAAAGAATGAGGGAAAAGGCTGAAAATCTTAGCAAAATGAAAGATGCAGGATTTTGCAATATGTCTGATGCAAATATAAATCAAAAACAAAATCAAATGGATTGTAAACTTTCTGATGAAGAAATATTTAAAATTTTTAGTACTGGCGAAAAAGTTGAAAAAACCCCAAGAGGAGCCAAACCAATAAACATAAATACAAATACATCTAATAAAAAAGCCAAGAAAAATAAGAAGTAAATAAGGAAATTATCCATTTATATTTTTAAAATTGAAATAAAAATCTTTATAATACTGCTATAACAATTCAAATATTTATAGCAGTAACATGACAACTAAAACTGCAATTAAAAGCATTTCTTTATATGATTGTTTTATAAATAATAAAGGACTTATATTAACTTTAATCCATTATATAACGACATTATACATCAATCATTATTTTATTACTAATTTAAATAATATTAAATTTAAACTAATTGAGTTAAATCAATTACATTTATATCAATGGTATAATACATTAATTTACGATTTGTCAGTAATGCAAACTATAACATTATTAGCTTGTGCTTCAACTTTCTATATAAATTTTCAGTATAATCATAGTCATGAAGATATACATATTTTATTATATAGTATTATGATAGTTAGTATATATATAAAACAATTTTATACCATTTATGATTGTTTATTTTATGATAGCTTTCTATATAAAATATATGATGATTTCATAATGCCTGGTATATCAAAAACTGATTTACATATTATAAACTCAACTTGTGCGTATTATTATATAATAATGAATATCTTTATTGGAATACCTATATTAATAATTATCGCATTTATCTTAGGTACGTTGATGGAATATATTGGTCAAAAACTTAATGCATTAGTTGAATGGTCAAAAACATATAATATTAAATACATTCAACGTATCACTATTGAAAATGAAGAAAAAGGTGAAGGAGTATAAATAATTTGTTAGAATAATAATATTTTTTAAAAATATAGATATAAATATAATTTCATCTATATAGATAGAACATTTTATACATATAGATGAATACAGAAACAATTATTATTCATCAGTCTATACAAGATAAATTGCAACACTTTTATGATAACAAAAAAATACCAAATATTTTATTTAACGGAACATCTGGAAGTGGTAAAAGTACTATTTTAAATGAATTTATATCAAAAATATATGATAATAATAAAGAAAAAATTAATGATTATGTAATGTATGTAAATTGCGCACATGGTAAAGGTATTAAATTTATTCGTGATGAGCTTAAATTTTTTGCTAAAACAAATATAAATTCAAATGGAGGAAATATATTTAAAAGTATTGTGCTTTTAAATGGTGATAATTTAACTGTAGACGCACAATCTGCTTTAAGACGATGTATTGAATTATTTAGTCATAATACACGTTTTTTTATTATTGTTGAAGATAAATATAAATTATTACGCCCTATTTTGTCTCGATTTTGTGAAATATATGTTCCTGAACCGATTATTCATGGAAAGCAAGTAAACTTATACTCTTATAACTTGGAAAATATTTTTCATCTATCTGATTATAAAACAAAACACTTAGATTGGCTAAAAAAAGAACTAACAAAGCATTTAAAATTACCTACTCTTTTACAAAAAGATTTGATTGAATTATCGATTAAATTATATGAAAAGTCTTATTCAGGATTGGATATTATGTCATTAATTGAGAATGGTCTAGGAAATATACAAGAGAGTAAAAAATACGAATTGTTAGTTGCGTTTAGTAAAGTAAAAAAAGAATTTCGGAATGAAAAACTACTTATTTTCTTTATACTACATTTTTTATTACTAGACAATGAATATTGTCTTGAAAACTTGTCATTTATGTAATATTTATAATCATTTTATATAACGTATAAAATGAATAATTAATAATTAATAATTAATAATTAATGGTTCGCGCGTTTATCAATAACAACTTCCTTTAAAATATTTCGAATAATCTTTTGGTAATTCTTTTCTTGCTCTTCTTTTGAAACACCTGACATAACCTCATATACTAATTTCATATATCGATCGCTTACTTTTGAATCGGGATCACGGTATTCAGGATTTGCTTTTTGCCATTCTGCGATTTGTTGAATATTTTTTGTTGTAATGCGTCGAATAGCATTAATAATTTTATCTTTATTCTCATTATCTTTTACCCACTGATCATCATCTTTAATATAAAGAATTGCTCTTTTTAAATCTCCACAATGAACCGGACGTTTACTTATATCAATATTATTAAGACCATCTATAAATATCTTTGATATACCTTGGCTATATCCTAATCTTGCGGTATCCTCTAGTTCTTTTATTCCAATTGGCAATGAGTTAATAAACTCGTTCATACTAATAGCATCTTTACACGTCTCATTTAAAAACATATTAATATTAAATTTGTTATTATTGTTATTATTGTTATTAATCGTATTTGTTACATTTGCGGTATTAATATTATTATTATTACTTGCGTTTGTTATCTGTATGAGTTGATTATTTTGTTCCATTAGTTTTTCATTTTGTTCTATTATCTTATCAATTAATTGTTTATTTTGTTCCATCAAATACTTATGCGTTTCGCTGTCATTTTGTATAGCATTCAAAATTGTTTGAGTTTGATACTTTTGGCTACATTTTATTTTATGCTTCCAAAGTCCGCTTCTGCTAGTAAAATAGGTATCACAAAATCCGCATATTTTACTGTTATCTAGGGCTACTTTTGTGTTTCCATTTGTTTCCAAAACGTTTCCAAAGTAGCCTTTTCGATGTTTTGCTGTAGTTAGATGTTTTGAAAAATTGTATCTTTTAGATGTTGTATAGTCACACTTTTTACACATATATTTTTTGGCTACTTTTGGGCTACTTTCTGTTTCCATTTGTTTCCTAAAGTAGCCAGAGAAATGTCTTTAAGACCTTGTCCAATAATTCATATAAAAATTTATCGTAACACTTTTTTCACTTGTAAAAACGTTTTTGTGACGATTATGATAACAAACGTATTTTCAGAGGGTAAAATTCAAGACTTTTCTCAGGAATTCATTTTTGGACATAGTAAAGTATGTCCAATTTTGAAAACCTAAATTACTTTTCGAAAAAAAATGTTACTGAAAGTTCCTGCCAAGATTTATAGATAACTTTTATTATGTATTATGGTAACAAAAAAGGCAAAATCTTATGAGAGCATAATTTTGAGTTTGAATAATGAATTTTTTAAACACATATTTAGTAATTATGGACGATTTTAATGTTAGTTCATTGCACGAATCAAAGAATGAATGGGGAGCACGGTTGCTTATTATTTTAGCACCATTGGTGATTGAAGGATTTCGTTCTATCTTTGATGAGTCATTAAAGCTTTGCAAACAAAACAACGAAATGGATAAGTATTTAATGACATTTCAAAACTTAATCACGAGAATTCCCAAATGGAATCAAAATATTATTGAAAATGAAAGAAAAAGAATTATTGAAAGAAGTGGATGTAGTTATTTAGAAGAATTAGTTACATGTATCCATATTATTCAACTTAAATTACTTACTGCGATGCGAGTTGGTCAAAAACAAAAAAAAATAGACATCAATATACCTAAACTAGACGATTTCATTCATAAAGTTTATGTATATACAGCACGCAAGGTTTACAAGAATGTATATTTATTTGAGATGAACATACAACCTCTTCAAGTTCAAAAAAATAACAGAGAACTTGAGGCTATTGTTCAAGAATGCATCTTAAATGCTGTTAGAGATAGTATTCCAGTTGAAAGCATTTTAAGAGCATATATGGATGAAACGGTTGAAGAAGATGTTGTTGAAGAAATTAGAGAACAAGTGATTGAAACGAAAAAGGATTTTGAGAAACCAGAGGGTAAACATATTACAGAAGAAAGTGGCAATAATAATACAAACAATTCTGATAATGGAATGGTATCTATTAAGTTTAATGACGTTGATAGAGTTGTTACAGGAGGCGGAAATGAAGAATTGGTTACAGCACCTAAAACAATTGAGCGTTTAGAAGAAATTAGCGCTTTAAGAAATATGCAACGAAAAATGGATGAAGAGGAAGAAAGTGATAAAATAAATATATTAGATGAATCTGTTAATTTAGATACTTTAGATGTACATGTTATTGGTCCACCTGATTTAAAATTAGAAAATGACGCATTATTAGATGATATTGAAATACTATCTTAAATTAATTGTTTGGCTCCACCTTTTCAAAGGTGGAAAAATGCGTAAAATAATTCTATTAATTCTAAAAATATATTTTATTAAATGGATAATATATTTTTATTAGCGGGTTTTATTTCTGGAATATTTTGTTTAGCAAAGTTTTTTGAAATGCGTTATGTCGACGATGAACCCAAACCATTAAAACTTTTAATACGCGATTCATTGATAGTTTATGTTAGTGTTATCTGCGGAATTTATGTTATTGAACAATTATCTCCAGTTGTTAATGATACAATACAGCCACCATCAATTAAAGTATTTACTGATGAATTTCCTCTATAAATTCTATCTCCCTGTCCATACTTTTACAAACATACTTGGTAACAATCTGTTTGATAAATCTGCTTTATATTGTTTATAATTATATTTAAACGCATGTGGAAAATTATGAATGCGACCAAATAATGAGACCATCTTAATAGACCGCATTTTAATATATTCTTCATTAAATATTAATCCAATTACGCGTTCAAATGAACATCTATCTGATCTATTTATAATCGCAGGTATTAAATTTGTCAATCTGTATTTTTTTTCAATATGTTCTAAAAATGTTAAACTAACAAATGCTTGTGCACCAAAACATAAATTAAACGCATCTGAATTCATTCCAAGAGTGACAAATTGTTCATTATTTAACAATTTTTTACGTATATAATAATTATTTGTCAAGCAACTTACTAGACGATAGACATTTACAGCATTTTCTTTGTCATATGGATGATGCCATAAGGGCATTACTGGATGTTTTGTTAGTTCGAATGGTATGTGTCTATGCACAAATACACTATCGTGTAAAATAACCGCGTTTGGAAACCATTTATAACGCAAATAATATATATAAGGTAAAAGTTCGCCTCTACCATGGTATTCGCTTTGAATAATTGTTACATTATCATAATTACAATCAGCCTTTACATATTGTTGTTTACTATTATCATCAATAATAATTACTTTTCTATTTGGATAATACACCTTTAATAATTTTACACTTTGATTCCAGTACCTATTTGTTTCTTCTGAATTTACATGTCTTGTAATTATAAAGCCATAATTCATTTACGAATTTATATTATATATTTTATACAATATAAATTTTGTTAAAAACCTTAAATATAACTAGGAATTGAATCAATATCGATAATTGTATCCTTTTGTAAATTTTTAGGACTATTATTTACTAAATATTTTTTAAACTCTGGTCTTTCTAATTGAGCTAGTGGGGTATGATTATGAACATGTCTTGCGATCATTTTATACAATTTAAAATCTGGATATCGTTCTAATCCATTATTTTTGTATAAAACATTTATACCATTATCATCAATGCACCATTCAGTAATAATTTTTTGAAGTGGAGTTAAACTATCCATTTTTTTTGTCATTTCAAAATCATCTACAATGAAGTCAAAAATAGAACAAGCTAATCTACACAAGTCAAAACTAAAATTGGGTTCTAAACGTGGTTTATTTTCATTAAAATAAGGTTCTGTATTATATTGTCCAGCAGCATCTCCTCCTGTTTGAAAACTATCACTACAACATATCTTGCTATTTACTTTATAAATAGCTCTTCCAAAATCAATGATTTTATATATTTTTCCAAAAGTAGGAATTTTATAGACAAGTTTATTAAATTTATAACAAATATATTTTAAATTTGTTTCCGTATACATAATATTGTTTGAGTGTAAATCATTATGAGTAAACGAAAAGCATTTTTGATAAGTAATTAATGTCATAATTATTTGCATAAGTGCTGCTAAACATTCATCTTCACTGTATTCGTCATCCATAATTAACGAATCAAATGTTTCCTCAAATTCTTCTGTGCAAATAATTTGTACTGGAAACTTAGGAATAGTTAGCCATATTTTTTCATCATCATCAATACTTTCTTCTTCTGAAACATCCTCCCAAATAGTTTCTTCATCAGATTGACAAGGATTAGTTATTTCTTCTAATCCAATTGAATTATTAATACTCTGATTTTCATCTAATTCTGCTAGCAATAAATTATCCTCATGGTCATTTGTATGCGATGTTCTTGATGAGCAATCAGAACTTGTTTTTAATGATTTATTGCTAGTTATATCAGTTACATTATTATTATTATTATTATTATTATTTGTATAAATATCAAATTCAGTTGAATTTGTTATATCAACTAACTCCATATTCATCGTCTTTAAATCATCTAAAGTAATTTGTTTTATTTCGGAATTTTCAAATAAGTTTTCAAATACTTCATTGTCTAACGATTTAATAGATAATACTGATTTACGAGAATTAACTTCAATATCTTCTACAAATGTTAATATAGGTTTTTTATCAGTCTCACCTTCAACCACTAAATGCGAATAGTCTTGAATCGTATATAGTTTATTTGCACCTTTTAAGAAACATTCGGATTCAATTAAATAATCCAAATCATCGATTACATTGATTTTGTAATTGTTTTTAATCCCAATAAAAGAACCATAATAATCTATACCATTTATAAAAAAATGTTTATGCAATAAATTGCTTGATAAAAAAGAAAAAAAACCATCAATATATGATGAATTGTTTGGATTCATTATTTTATCATGAATATTTTTTTTATTTAAACAAGGCAAAGTAAATAATTCCGGATTATTATCATCATATTTACCTACAATATACTTAAATGGATCTAACAAAGGAGCCATTTTTAAAAAACATTTTTGTGAATTCGTAAAACTATCATCATCACTTATATGTTTTAATTTACATAAAAATGAAAATACAGGTTCTTCGATTAAACACTCAACATCATTATTTTTATCCTTTTTATTTGTATCCTTTTTATTATTATGCTTATGATTTTTAATATCACTAATATACCAAGTATGATTTAAATTAATCCCATTAAAATTAGTTTGATTTAATGAAAAGAATTTATTATAAATAGGAATATAATTTTGGCATTGAACAATATTTAGATGATTGTTAGTTTCAAATTTATTGAATAGATGAGCGTTCTTTCTTTTTTGGTAGTTGATTGCCAGGAGTGATTGTGTCATTTAGCTAATAAAAATATATTTAATACATATATTTAACTTATTTTTTCTAAACTTAATTAATTTTACATATTATTCATTTATTCGTTTATTCATTTATTCGTTTATTTCAGAAATATTAAACATAATTAAAATTTATAAAGTTATAAATGAATTTAGAGTTAAAACGTTTTGATATGAGGAGTATTAGTTTCAAACCAAATGAATCAAAAGGTCCTGTCATTGTTTTAATAGGTCGTCGTGATACAGGTAAGAGTTTTTTAGTTAGAGACCTTTTATACTATCATCAAGATATTCCAATTGGCACTGTTATCTCTGGGACTGAAGAAGGTAACGGATTTTATAGTAAGCTAGTTCCAAAATTATTTATTCACAATGAGTATAATACATCAATTATTGAAAATATACTAAAAAGACAGCGTGGAGTGCTAAAGCAAATTAAACACGAAATGGAACAATTTAAACGCTCTACAATTGATCCTAGAACATTTGTTATTTTAGATGATTGTTTATATGATGCAACATGGTCGCGAGATAAAATGATGCGTCTCCTATTTATGAATGGAAGACATTGGAAGGTAATGTTGGTCATTACAATGCAATATCCATTAGGAATTCCTCCAACACTTCGCACCAATATTGATTACGTTTTTATTTTAAGAGAACCATATATTGCCAACAGAAAGAGAATTTATGAAAATTATGCTGGTATGTTTCCAACACCCGAGTCATTTTTTCAGGTAATGGATCAATGCACTGAAAATTATGAGTGTCTAGTAATTAATAATAACTCCAAATCAAACAAGTTACAAGATCAGGTATTTTGGTATAAAGCAGATTCACACGGAGATTTTAGATTAGGTTCCAAGGAATTCTGGGATTTATCCAAACAGCTTAATGACGATGATGAAGAGGAACAATATGACCCTAGTAATGTGAAAAAAAGAGGTCAAGGACCTAGAATTGCTGTTAAGAAGTCGAAGTGGTAGAAATGTCGTGCCATTTTATTTGAATATATATTTTATTTATTATATCAAATATATTAAAATCTTTTTTGTATGGATTATAACGTATAAAAACGCAATTTATTATTTCATTTTTTATATTTTCTTCACGAAACAAATCATTCTTTTTATTAATTAATGAATTATGATGATTTTCATCACATTCAATAATAATATTATATTTTTCAATAAATAAATCAACATAATAATTTAATATTTTATGTTGTTTATACATAATTTCAGATTTAAATGCTTTCATTATATTATTTATGGTATCATTTTCTATTGATATAAAATGATAGTTATATATATTAATATTTAATTCTTTACATATTATTTGGGTTTCTTCTTTTTTACTTTTACAAAGTATTTTTAATAATCCATTATAAGTAACATAAGAAACTTTTTGTAAACCACCATTTGTTTGTATAGAAATTTTTTGTTTTAAACTATCATCAAAAGTTTGAAGTATTGTTCTTAAATGTTTTGTTTGAATAATATTAGCTATATCACTTACTTTATATAATGTATAAGGTTGTTCTTCATTGATAATAATATTACAATTATATTTATTTTGTATAATTGATGCTTGTTTGTATTCAAAATCTTTATCTGACATAAGGATGTATATTAAATAACATACAACCTTATATTTAAATTATTTATCAATTTTATTTATTAAGTTTTATTTTTGATTTTTATTCAATATTAGTTTCATCGCCAGTTTCTGAATTTTTATTGACCCATTTCATAATATTATTATAATCAATTGCATCTTTTTCTTTTTCATAAATATATGAATAACTATTTGATGAATTTATATAACCTATAGACAATAAATGCCAACCTCTTATTTCAAAATTTAATATGCTTATCGATATATAGGTTGGATTTATTTGTATATTATCAATATATCTCGGATTAAGTATTAACCCACAAGATAATCTTAAAAATTTACTTGACATTTATATTTACTATAAAACTATTTATCTATTAACATTTAAATAGTTTTATTATATATTTTACTTTACTTATATTAATGTTGCTCAGCAAAAGGTCCAGATTTTAACTGAGAACGTCCATAATCTGTTTCACCAGTAACAATTGTATCTCCTTCAAATAATTCATTTCTAATATCAGCAACAGAAATGGTCTCAGGTTCTTGATTGCTAAATGTATTTTCGATTGTCGAATTACCAACACCAACCAAATTGCCTTCGCCATCAATATCTTGCGTAACTGTGGAACCGTGCTTTTCAGCATTTTTCTTGTTTTCATCAATTGCCTTTTGCTTTGTTTCCTTAACACGTTGCTCAAATGCGGATTTAGCAGCATCTTGATTCTTTTTATTTTCATGAACCAACTGATTCAACTCCTCTTCCATATACTCAACACGACCAGTCTTATAAGCCTCAGGATCCCAAGGCAACCATGTACCAACAGGTCCAACAAATACATCAAAATTAGGGTCAACTTCTCTCAAAAGTTTAGCACGAATTTCTGCCTCCTCTTGTGTAGCAAAGTTGCCTCTAGACTTGAATCCTCGTGTTGATGTTTGGAAATTATGCGCAATATTAAATTTCTTTTCAAGTTCTTCTTCCTCCTTATCTAAAAATGTCTTATAATCCCCTTGAATGCCGGTCTTAATGATTGTTTCCCTTTCTTCTTGAATAAATGATTCAAAATCCTTAACAACATCTTCAAAATTTAACTTATATTTATAGGAAACAAAGTTTAAAAATTGATGGAACTTTTCCATAGATTTATTCATTTCCCACTTCTTTAGGAATTCTTCAAAAAAGAAATGTTCCTTTTCCTTAATAATACTTTCAGGAGAGATAAATGAGAAACAACCGAATGCTTGTCCGGCAAGAGGCTTGTCAACTTCAAGAGCATCAACATATTTAGGGTTGGTTTGGCCGTTATTTAAGTTCTTTCTTTCGAAAGCTTGTTTTCTAACATTCTTATTTCTAGACATTCTATATATTTAGTTGTTTGTTAGTTTTAAGTTAATATTCTTTAAATATATATTTTTTTCTTATTAAAATATATAAAATGCTCGAAATGTTCGATGTCACTGAACTTGTTAAACGTGTTATTAAGTATTTGATTGAAGGTTTGATGGTTGCTATTGCTGCCTTTGCTATCCCAAAGCGTTCATTAAACCTTGAAGAAATTGCTTTACTCGCGTTGACTGCTGCTGCCACTTTTGCTATCTTGGATACATATATCCCTTCTATGGGTGTTAGTGCTAGATCCGGTGCTGGTTTTGGTATTGGAGCTAAGCTTGTTGGCTGGCCTTAAACTAACAACTTTTAATTAAAAATATATTTATAATAATTTATACATATATTTATATAATGAACTATAGAAGAAAAAGTAGTACTCATAAAAAAAGACCAAGACATAACAAAAAAAAATATACGCATAAAAAAAGGCATTTTAAGGGTGGACGAATGACTACAAGCGTTGATACAAATCCTATCTCATATAGAGACAATGAATATAAAGAAATGAATGAACTAGCCAAAGGAGGTGCAAATACTCCTGAAAGTCAAGGACCAATGACACTTGATGAATTAAATATTAGTGGCATTAGTTCTAGCAATAATACGAATGATGGAATTCTTACAGAATATCAAGAAAATAACATTAGTGGTTTCGCTCAGGATCAAGATGAAGGATGGGAAGATGAATTAAATGGAATTATGCAAGGACTACATCCAAACCATGATGAAGACGCACAATTTTGGGATAATACATTAGCATCTGATGAAGAAGCACAAACTGAGATGGAAACTCAGCCTTCTTTTGGTTCTATGAGTTCAATTCCTACGACTATTTACACTGCATCAACAATTACAGACGATACTATTGGTTCTGATATGTCAATGGGAGGTAAAAAGAAAAGAAGAACTAATAAAAGAAGATATAGTAATAAGAAAAGAAGAACTAGTAATAATAAAAGACATAGTAATAAGAAAAGAAAGTAAAAAGTAATCAATAAATATAATAATTTTTAAACAGTAGGAATAAACTCCCAATCCAATACATAACACATTTTTTTCCAAGTTTCGTCTTGTTCAATAAGTTTTTCGCGATCTTTTAACAATGGAATAAATTGTATAAATTGTCTCTCATCAAGAAGCTCGCATAATTTATATAATACATAATAATAGTTTAAAAAATTAACACGATAATCGGGACATACTTGAGCATAAGGTGCTTGAATTTCCATAAATAGATTACATAATGTATCTTCTAATTCTGGACTAAATATAGGCGCTTTTACGCCTAATTTATTTTTAATAAATGCAATGTGTTCATAATATTTATTAAATCCCAACTTTTTAAGAATCTCTTTAGTTTTTTGGTGAGAGAGTTCTTCCAATGTAATTCTTTCCTTTTTAATTTGAAATTTAATTTGCTCAATAACATTATCATCTATTTGTGTTGTTTCTTTTCCTTGAAATTGGGCGATGATTTCTTTCCAATGATTAATCTTTTTATAAGCATAGAAACACACTTCTTTAGGTGGTTCTTTATAACTGGGTTTCTCATTCTCTATTAAATAAGGTAAACTAACAAAACATTGGTTACAAACAATGATTCCATCTTCTTCAAGAGGAATTAACTCTCCTTTGTAACAACTTTGACATATATCTGTTATTTTTACAAATAAATTCATATCAATCAAACTTTCATCAATATTGCTAAAATACTTTTGAACAATATTTTTATTTGTTTTATTTAAAAGTTCTTCATTAGAAGGTTCTGATTGAGTTTGCTGGATCTTAAACATATTAAATATTGCCTGGCTTTTAGATGTTGAAACATTTTTGTTAGTTTCTTCAATGTTGTCAATGTTTTTTTTATTTTCAAAATATTCAAAAATAAGATTAGAGTTATCTAACAAATAACTATTCTTTTTCTCCTTTAGCATTCTTATACTTTCTTTGATTTCTTTGATGCGATCTTTTATTTCCATGATTTGTTCTATAGTTAGACTACGATTTGAAAATAATTTGTTTTTAAGCTTATCTTTTTCTTCTTTTAGTGATGGGATAGTATGTGTTTCGTTTTTAGAAAATTCATTAATAAATTCAGTATGTTTTCCATCTAATGTATTTGTATAGTTTTTAGAAATATATAATTTTTTATTGGCCTTAGGTTTAAAGGTTGGCATTGAATACCTTTATACACATTTTTCCTAAATAATATTTAATTAATAATTTTAACAATATATTATTTTGCTAAACTAACAAATGATATAATTAAGTAAAAACTATAATTATACTTTCATTTATTATAATAAATGGATATTGAAGTCAAGATTGATGCGAATCATATTGAAGTCGATAATTTAAAATTTAAGAAAATGGTGTTTCTTTATAATGCCCTAGATAATGGTTGGTCCATTAAAAAACGAAAAGAAACGTATATTTTTACTAAAAATCATGAAGGGAAAAAAGAAATATTTGATGAAAATTATTTATCCATATTTATGAAGGATAATTTAAACATAAATAATTTACTTTCCTAAAAATGTAGGTAAAAGTTTAATTAGTTATTTTGTAATTAATTAAACTTTAGCAAAATTTTTTTCTTTCCTGTTTATATAAAAATGGGAGGCGGATTAATGCAACTCGTAGCTTACGGAGCTCAGGACGTTTACCTTAAAAACCTGTAGGGTAGAAAAACATCGGGGAATACTAAACCAATAAGGTATTCATAAAGCCCTTTGTGGATTTTTTCGACAATGAAATTCGAATTAACCACTGATGTTAATTAGGGATGCTTTAGCATGAAAACCCCTAGTGAGAAAATCAAACTGCTTGAAACCCCTAAAGCTTATTCTACTAAGTAACTTTTGCGAGAAGGTTATGGCTAAGACAAAAAACTTAGGTATAGTAATAATGAATAAGATGATTTAATGGTTTAATATTATTAAAAAAATGGGCAATGAGCATCCAAGCTTCTTTAAAAACTTGTAAAAAAATAATATAAGAATAAAACAACAAATTATGTATTAATATAGAATGGAACAAATAGAAAAACAATGTAGTAAATGTGGTACAAATCGCAGTTTAAATGGGTTTAGAAAGTATAATGAAACAAATACATTTTCTAGTACCTGTAAAAAATGTTTAAATGAAATGGATAAACTTAGGAAAAAAAATGTTAGACAAATTAGATTAGAAACTTTTGTAGCAAAATGTGAAAAATGTAGCTTAGAAAAGCCATTAAAAGATTTTGCGAAATTAAAGAAATTTTATAAAAAAAAAATTTGTTTGATATGTTATCCATCATTTTTATCAGAACAGAAAACAGTATGGTGTAAAAATGAACATAATACAAATATGAATTATAGGATTAAAAAATCACTTGCTGCTAGACTTCGAAATATACTTAAAAAAAATGATACAACTATGAATTATATTGGATGCAATATTCAATATTTTCGTGAATGGTTAGAATACAATTTTACTACTGAAATGAATTGGGATAATTATGGAGCATTTTGGTCAATAGATCATATAATACCAGTATGCAAATTTGACTTAACAGATGAAATACAAAAACTTCAATGTTGGAATTGGTCAAATATGATGCCAGTATCTATTAAATTCAATTCATCTAAAAAAAATATCGATATGGAACAAATTAACTATATTATTGAAAAAATACAAAAATTTAAAGAAGAAGGTTCAACGACTAAATGGTTTTCGAGTGAATTTATATTGAATAAAGAGTTAGTTATAAACAAACAAAATATAAATTCATTTTAAGATATAGTCTACTCCTTATTGAAAGATAAGGTAGAGGAAAACGTACAGGTAATCCTCAAATCACTTTCTGGAAGGTCACTTACAGAAGATACACTAACTTTGCTATTGAATCTATTGAACAAACTTTCAATGGTCAAGCTGATTTTGGACGCAGAGTCCAATGTACCATCAGCAGAAACGGCGATTTGGCTTACAGAACTTACTTGCAAGTCACTTTGCCTGAAATTAACCAACTTATGGGTGTCGCTTCCTTCTCCGCTGGAGTTGGTTCTGGTGTCTATGCTCGTTGGTTAGATTTCCCTGGCGAACAATTGATCGCTCAAGTTGAAGTCGAAATCGGTGGTCAAAGAATTGATCGTCAATATGGTGACTGGATGCACATCTGGAACCAATTGACCATGACCGCTGAACAACAACGTGGTTACTTCAAGATGATTGGTAACACCACCCAACTTACCTTCATCACTGATCCTTCTTTCTCTGAAGTTGATGGCCCTTGTGACTCCTTGGCTCCTCGTCAAGTTTGTGCTCCTCGTAATGCCCTCCCAGAAACCACCTTATACATTCCTCTCCAATTTTGGTTTTGTACCAACCCTGGTTTGGCTCTTCCCTTGATCGCTCTTCAATACCACGAAGTCAAGATCAACTTAGATATCAGACCTATTGATGAATGTTTGTGGGCTGTTACCACTTTGTCTTGCAACTCTGGTGCTGCCTCTGCTCAACCTGTCATGGGTGGTCAAGCTTCTGCTGCCTACAAGGCTAACCAATACGCTCCTGGACGCCCTGTTCCTGCTGCTATTGCCTACAACCAATCTTTGGTTGCTGCTTCCTTGTATGTTGACTATGTTTTCTTGGACACTGATGAAAGACGTAGATTTGCCCAAAATCCTCACGAATACTTGATCACTCAACTCCAATTCACTGGTGATGAATCTGTTGGTTCTTCTTCCAATAAAATCAAGCTCAATTTCAACCACCCTGTTAAGGAATTGGTCTGGGTTGTTCAACCCGATCAAAACGTTGATTACTGCTCATCTTTGGTTTGTGATGCTCTTTTGTTCAAGGTCTTGGGTGCCCAACCCTTCAACTACACTGATGCTATTGATGCTCTTCCCAATGCTATCCATGCTTTCGGAGGTCCTCAATCCGTCGCTGCTGACTCTCGCTCTTACATTGATGCTCGTGGTTTATTCCAAGATGCTGGCGCCCTTGACTCCTACATCCCTGATGGTTTCACTGGCTACTGGCATGGTCCCCAAAACCCATACAATGAAGCCAATATGGGTGGTGCCGATGTGCCTTTGAATGCCGCCGGTTCCGGTCTTGCTCCTTCAATCCTTGCTCAACTCCAAGATTTGGCTGCCAACGGTCACAACGAAAATTCCTCTGTCTCTGATGCTGGTACTTTCGTGTTGACTGAAACCTCTTTGGACATGCATTGTTGGGGTCAAAACCCAGTTGTGACTGCTAAGTTGCAATTGAACGGCCAAGATCGCTTCTCTGAACGTGAAGGCTCTTACTTCTCTTGGGTCCAACCTTACCAAGCCCACACCAGAAACCCTGATGAAGGTATCAATGTTTATAGTTTTGCCTTGAGACCCGAAGAGCATCAGCCCTCAGGCACTTGCAACTTCTCTCGTATTGATAACGCCACTCTCCAATTGGTGTTGTCCAATGCCACTGTTGAAGGTACCAAGACTGCTAAGGTCCGTGTCTATGCTACCAACTATAACGTTTTAAGAATTATGTCTGGCATTATTAAAGCCTGTGCCAAACAGTTGACTGCCACATTAGATATTTGCTTCCTAATGTGGATAAACAGTGTAAAGCAAATATACATTCAGCAACAAATAATGAATGTATTATATAATCAGCTAGTCTTTGCTTGACTATTAAGTCATGTAAAGGCGACATTTCTAAATTGCGGGAACATCCTTAAAGCCTTTTCTACTACTTCATTATGTGAAAATATAATGAATACCCAGGATAATGACCTCGGGCATAGTAATAACGAAAAGGATTGGACAATCTGCAGCCAAGCTCCTAAATGCGCTAAAGCAAGCATATGGAGAAGGTTCAGAGACTATAATGGAATGGGTCTGAGAAAGTTAGCAACTTTCGGTGATGACTTAAGGAATAGTCCAAGCTCAAATAGAAATATTTGGGTTGCTATATGCTAGCCGGGGCGGTTTAGCTTATTCCAATTAAACGAACTGAAATATTATATTTCAGTTAGAAATAACTTAAAGATAACTTCATATTTTATAATATAAATTATGAACTATAAACTTTCATATGATTTTAACTCGCAATTAAATTGTGGAATAATTAATTTTAATGATAAACAAGTATTCATGGATTTTTCAGATTTATTTTCAATAATAAATTTTGATAAGAATTTTATTTATTACAATCCAGAAGAAAAAATGTATCCTTATTATTTAAGGCATAATCAAAAAATTTCTTATTTAGAACATTTATTTACATATAACAGTTCAAATATTAAATACACTTTTAAAAATAACAATATTTTTGATTTAAGAAGAGAAAATATAGAATTTTATCATAATTATCATAATAATATTGCATCAAAATATGATATTATTGAATATAAATCAGGACATTATTTAGAAACAGGCAAAGATGCATACATTATGAAAAATCCTATGTGGAAAATAAAAGAGAATGATAATGAATATTGGTTAATGTATTGTGAAACTAACACTATCATTAAATTGTGTTCTAAAAGTTATCAAAAAATATTAGATTATGAAAAAATTAGTAATAAAAAGGCTACTTTTTTTATTCATGAAAATGGTTACATATGTAGTTCAAATGGAATGTATATTCATCAAATTATTACTGGATGTTTTGGCAATGGGAAAGGAACTAAAAATATAAGTGTTGACCACATTGATCAAAATCCTTTAAATAATTGTTTTAATAATTTACGAATTGCTACACGTGAAGAACAAGAACAAAACTCGAAAGGTATAAAACCTGGAACAAAGAGAGAAAGAAAAACTTCAGCAAAAATTCTACCAGAAGGAATAACCCAAAATATGATTAAAAAATATGTTGTTTTTTATGAAGACTATGCGGATAAAGAAAAGAAACGATTAAGACAATATTTCAAAATTGAAAAACATCCAAAACTACAAAAAATATGGTTCGGATGTAAATCCAATAATATATCTATCCTAGAAAAATTAGACCAAGCAAATAAAGTTATAGAAGAATTGGATAATGATACATATTTGCAAAAATAATATTAAAATTGAAAACAACTTAAAGAGAAGAGTATATGTTACAATATACAACAATGATTTCGGAAGATAACCAAAAACATATTGATCGATTTAAATTATCGATCCCGCATCCATCTTATATTGCTGGATTTATAGATGGAGATGGGTGTGTTTTTATTAGAAAAATTAAAGATGGATACCAATCAGGAATTACAATAACACAAGCTAGAACAAATATATTACAAGTTATTCGCTATCATTTTGGAGGAAGTATAACAACTATGACAAATCGAAATAATAAAATATCTAATATTATTGATGAAAATAATCATTATCATAAATATACACAAAGAAATCAATATAGTTTAACAATTAGAAGCAATGAATATTTAGTGTTATTAAAGTATATTAAAAATAAATTTGTAATCAAAAATGGTCAAATTAATTGTTTAAATCACTTTCTACAAATTATAAACTTACAAAATAAACACAATGAAAAAGAAGATTTGCATAAAAAATGTAGTGAATATAATAAAAAAACATTATCCAATATTATTAATTATGAAAATATTAATATAGAATATATAGCGGGACTATTTGATGCTGAAGGATGCTTTTATATTTGCTCTGAAAAACTTTCAAAGTTCTATATTTCAATAACTCAAAAAAATAATCCTAGTGTTTTGGCGTATATTTCCAAAATTTTAGGTTTTGGAAATATTAATTGTGAGCAAAAATTTAAAATATATAAACAATCAGATTGCTTAAAATTTATTAGATTAATAAAAGAACATTTAATTGTTAAATATAATCAAGCTGAAGCATTTGAAAATTTTTTAATAACAAATGATTTAAATGACAAAAATAAAATGTATGAAATTTGTAATAAAGAAAAACATGAAATTGAAATATTTAATGATTTAAATCAAAATGAAAATGGTAAAGAGGGTTATATTGAATCTTTAAGATTAATAATGTTAAAAGAAAATATATGTAAAGAAATACTTATGAAACAGGTTTATAGAGAAAAATCTGAAAAAATGAAAGGCGAAGGAAATCATAATTTTGGAAAAGCATTTTCTCAAGAAACAAAAAAAAAGATGTCTATATCTATTCGTGAAGCAAAAGGTCGAGTAAGTAACGATATTATTTTAAATATTAGAAAAATGATAAGAGAAGGATATAAAAATATAGAGATTCAAGAAAAGTTTAATTTACCTAGACATACAATAACTAGAATTAAAAATGGAGAAATTGTATGCAATGATGAACAAAAAAAAGAAAAATGTTCTTTAACACAAGTAGAAATTAATTTGTCTAAAAGAAAAATACAAACAGATGAAATAATTACTGTTATTGAAAAATTAAATGAAAAATGGAAACCTACAGACATTTTAGATTATTTAATCAAATTAAGAAACGCTAATAACGTTTTAAATAATCTTACTATTGATATCATTAAAAATATTAAAAGAAATTTAATGAATAATAAAAATGTTATTTATGAAACTGAATTAACAAAAGAAAAATATGAATATTATTTGGGGATTATAAATGAATTTAATAAAAAAACTGTTTAAAATTATATTTATTAATTATACATGGATAATAAATATAAAGAAAAGGATAAATTTATACAAATGAAAAAAGAGAGAAGAGAAAAAAAACGCACAGATAAACGTTTCGTTACTGGTGAAGAAGTTATTTTTATTTTTGAAAAGGTATTGGAAGGTTGGAAATCAATAAAAATATATAATACAATCATTCAACATAATCCAAATTCATTTATAGATAAAAAAAAAACAGAGGCTATTTTTACTGGAAATTGTAAAGTACATCCATCTGAATTATCTATTGAAAGATTTGAATATTACCAAAATTTAAGAATAAAAGTTTATGAATATCATAATTCTCTTTCTAAAAAATAAATGCAATGCTTTCTTACATATTTAATAATTATTTATTTCTTCCGTGTATAAAAATGACGTCTTTTCTTTTTATTATGTTTGTTAGACCGTGTACCGCCAAAAATTAATCCATAATACGCAAGAGTTCCCAAAGCAGAACCAACTGCCGCCATAGTAGCACCAACTCCAACTGCTTCTGGATTATTTAAAGCTACTTCTTTGGCTTTGCTAGCATATGCCTTTGCTTTATTAGCTACATTTTCATAACGATTATTTTGGTTTAATTGTTGAGTTTGGTTTTGTTGTCCTACAGATATGTTAGCATTTGTAGAACACATTTGATTATTGGCTAATGGTATTAAATTCTCATTAGGTTGAACACAATTTAAAAAAGAATATGAATTAGTACCTTGAGAACAAGTAACTATATTTGTCAAACTAGATTTGTCGATTATCCAACGAAATGTTTCCACTTGATTATATTTATTGTTAGTTATATCAAAGTTTTCTTCCAAAAACATAATAGCAAGTGGCTGTGAGTAACTAGATCCGTTTCCAATTGATAAGATAAAAGACGACTTTTTAATTACTGAAAAGGAAACTTTGTGAGTCTGGTTATCGAAATTGCATTTAATATTGATACTAGATTCAAATATATTATCTGAAATCTGTTTACCAAATATAGTATCAATTGTACCAAAATTTTGTTGTATATAATTAAATACTTTTTCTTTGTCTGAACCAGGAGTTGGTTTATCATATGTATTTCCAATTAAATAAGTTAATACATTATCTAACCCGGCATCAAATGCTTTCATATTTTCTTGTTGAATAAAATGAATATTAATATATTCCAAAATAGTTTCTCCGGAAGTTTGCAATGTAGCTAATAAGAAAATCAAGTTTTGATTAAACGTTTTTACAATTTCAAAATGTTCTTGATTTAATAATTCATCTATTTTTTGACGCTTTTGTTCTTTTGTTAATGATACATCTGCGATAATATCTTGATACATTATAAAATAGTATTTAAATTTTCCTGAAAAATCCGGTATTTTTGAATATATGCCAAATATTTTTTTAAATATAGTTGGTAATACAATTTTAATTCCACAATTAATACGTACTTGCTGTGTCGAATTATTTGTATTTGGTTGTTCTTGGTTTTGTTGTTGTTCAATAGACCCACAAATAGTTTGAAAATTATTTTTTCCTATTTCTAATGTATGATTAAAATATACATTATTTACATTTAGCTCTCGACCAAATAAATACAATAATGTTGTTAGTTTGTTACGCTTTGACATATTTTCTCTAAATGAACGAATATAAGTTAAAAATGGTGTTAAGTAAGGTTTATCTTCATCAAACGTAGTACTAACATTTATAAGAGTATTATTATACATTTGTTTCAGATATGGAATACATTCTTCTTCAAATGAATAATCATAATTTAATCCAGGTAATTGTAAAACTTGTTTATCCGATATTTCAGAAAAAAATGATGCATTTATATCAGATGAGCATAAACTATTTATTTCACCATCTCCACCCTTATATTTTTTATGTGTCTTATTACGTTTATTCAAATTTTTATATGTTTTTTTCATACATTATAATAACATAAAAAATATTTATATATTATTTATGTTACTTTAACTATTCAACAATTACATAATCTTCTTCATCATCATCTTCTTCTTCAATCATATTTTTATATTCTTCTTCTTGTTCTTGTTGTTGTTCTTCTAATTCATCTTCGTCGTCTTCTTCTTGTTCTTCATAATCAGTTCCATTCCATACAATATTTTTGCTATTAAATAAACAATTCATATTAATTACTTCTGGCTTTTCTTGAGATGCGAACTTTTTAAACAAAATCTTAATTTGACTATCATCTCTAAATCTAGCACTATATTCTTGTTGTATATTATTTCGACCAATACGACCAAGAGCTTGAATAATTTTTTCTTGGGTTAAAACTAAATCTTTACTAAGATAACCGTGACAAAACTGATAATTGGTTCCATAAATATAATCACTATCTGCAATAATTAAATACAACCGTTGTGTATCAGCAAGTTTCTTCATGATTTCAGTATAAGATGAACTTTTATGTTCTGTAAACACACCAATTCCTAACAATAATAACACCTTCCAACTATCATCGACATCATTTAATAACATAATAGATGATACAATATCTTCATCAATATTACTTGTAAATGCCTTATTTGTAAATAATCCAGTTGACCATTTTTGTAAATGAGGCAATTTGTTTGGGATAAAGATATCGTCAATAGAAGTGCGCTTTACCATTCCTCTAAGAATTTCGCGTTGTTCTCGTAATTTAGTTAGGTTCGCATCATTGCTTTTATCAATGAGTTTATTAGCTTTTTTAGCATCATCTTTTTTTGAACCAGACTTTGTTTTAGAATTTGTATTATTGCTACTGTTAGGACCAAGTAATTTTTTCTCTTCTGTTTCCAATGTCTCTTCTATTTCAGCAATTTTTTCGTTTAGTTGATTATTAAATTCAATACTGTCATATACTGATTTCATGACGCTTGCTGGAATATTTGATTGCTGTATACAAAATTTAGCAATTTTCTGTAAATCTCCTGCAATAAATATTGTTGGACCATCTGTTAATGTATAAGCATCCTTCGTAGTAACATATACTCCACTACTTCCACTTGGTTCAGAATTATTATTTGTATTTATTATTTGTTCTGATACTAATCTAGTTAATGGTTTTCCTTCATTTACATTTGTAGTTACATTTACTCCAGGGCCAACACTATTTATCTTGCTAATAATAGCGTTTCCTTTGCTATCAATCGTATTATTTGAATGTAAAACCTTATTTCTAACTTGTATAAAATGATTATAAATTTGCACCCACTTGTCTTTGCTAATGCTTTTCAATACTTTCAAATAAAACATTTTAATATTTTTCATATCAATATCGTTAATTGATGCAAACTGACGATCAAATTTTGCCTTTGAACTACTTAACCCTGATTCTTCAATATAATAAATAAATTTTGCGGTTTCATTTAAGTCAAAATAGCGAAGCAACGACATATTATTTTCACAATTTTCAACAATTGATAATATTTCATCATAGTTATCACTAAGATAATGGGGCATTATAATAAAACCATTATTATTTATTAGAGGAATAGTTTTTTTACAATCATGACTAACAATATTATGTATTGTTGCATTTTTAAATTTTTCTTGAAAATCTGCAATAGTCATTTGCAACTCATTTTCTTTTGGCAATGTAGCAGATGATAATACCATATTCGGAATAATATTTTCACTCCAATTTTTCTTAATAATTTTGTGCAATTCATGACTATTATAATCCAAAGAAATAGTTGGTTCATCCCAGTATGTAACAATATCATTCGTATTATTAAAAGCAAGCATATAATACATTGCTGGTAAATAAGAACGTATATCACATATTATTATTTCAACCTTATCTCCAACAGTATTATCCACCTTTCTAATTCTTCCACTACGTCTATCAGTAGTATAATCTTTCGCAGCGAAATAATGTAATCTTACATCTTGGGCGCTTGAGCAACCAAAAGCAAATGCGATCTTTTTATTAATAGAAATAGCTGATCTAGCAAGTGCTAATCCAACGTGTCGTGCGGCACAAACAAAGATAACCTTATATTTTTCTGATAAACCGAGTGGTGTCAGTGTTTTACCAGTACCAGTAGGCGCGATATATAATATTAAATTTGCTTTACTAATATTACTTTGACTATGATCAATAGAAATACTTCTATATAAATCTTTTTTAGAATTTGAACCATTATTGTTTCCACTCATTCTTTTTAGACAAGTAAATATATCCTTTTGATGTTCATATAAATGCATATCTGAGTATCTTAACAAATCTTGGTTTCGTTCAATATATTCTTGAGATTTTTTAACAACTTCTAATAATTGTATATTTTCTCTTTCAATATTACTTAAGAAGCATTGAATAATACTAGTAACAATACGATTTACGTGAGATACACTATAATTAATTAATTTAGATAATGTATAATAATGATATAACCATACAGAATTATTTTCATATTTAGCTTTTACCATTTTCTTCAGGTGATTAAATAAAACAATATCAAATAATTCTACTTTTGAAATGTCTAGTGTATCAAATTTGGCAATACGAACTTGGTCGACACTATTTAATCGCACAATTTCACATACATCAACTTTGTATATAAGTGTATTTACATTTGTATTATCATTTATATTATTTGTATTCTTTTTACTTTTTTTGGTTTCAAATTCTATAAAATTAATATTATATTTTTCAACAATACTTCTAACATCATTTGCGAAATATTTGCTATACATATATTCTTCAATTTGAGATGAATATTCGATTTTTAAATGAGTAAAGATAGATTGTGAATTATTTATTTTTATATTAACATTATGATACCCATCAATAATCAATTTCAGCACATCTAATTCACTAGATGATACAGGAATTTCAATAGATTCCCATTCAGATTTAGACAATTTTCTTTGCTTCAAGTCCATTTTATAAAGTATTTAATTAAAGACGGTTATAAATTAGTTTGCTAGTGCGTAATATAGTATGATTAATAGTCTTTAAATAGTTATAATTTAAATCAATTTTTTTATAGATAATAAATTTTTATAAAAAAATTGAAAATAAAAATACCAATTATAAATTTTGTAATAATATAATAAGTAATAATTAGTTTATTTAATTCTAAAATAACTTTATAAATAATGACTTCGAATATTAAAATCATTTCAATTGACGGAAATATTGGCTCCGGGAAAACAACTTTAATGCATAATTTGCGTGAAAAATATGCAGATAATTATAAAATTGTATTTTTAAAAGAACCAGTAGATGAATGGGAAAAGATTGTTGATAAGGATGGTGTTACTATGCTTCAAAAATTTTATTCTAATCAAGAAAAGTATTCCTTTTCATTTCAAATGATGGCTTATATTTCTAGATTAAAAATATTAAGAGATGCGGTTAAACGTATTCAAGAACAAGGAATTCTTAAAGCAATTATATTTACAGAACGTTCATTGTATACTGATAAATATATATTTGCCAAAATGTTATTTGACCAAGGTAAGATTGAAGACGTGTGTTATTCTATATATCGAAATTGGTTTGATGAGTTTGCAAAAGATTATCCTATTAGTGGTTCTGTTTATGTAAATACAGATCCGTCCATTTGTTATGAACGTATTCATAAAAGAGAAAGACAAGGTGAAGAAGTAATACCATTATCTTATTTAGTAGATTGTCATAATTATCATACTGAGTTTATTGAAAAAGAAATGGGTTGTGTAGATAATATTTATAGTATACAATTAGATGGAAATAATGATATTTATGATAATCCAACTATATTAGAAGATTGGTTAAATAAAATTGATGTTATGACGTGTAAAATTTAATATATTTAAAATACAAAGTCTACTACAACTGGATAATGATCTGAATTCCATTTACCACAATATTCTTTATATCCGTGATAAATAAACGCATTTGCTATTTTTTTATCGATATTGTTAGTTACAAGAATATGGTCAATCATAGAATAATCGCGAGTACTTGTAGTATTACAATTATTATCTGAATCATACCAATCAGAAAATCGTTCATTTTGAGGTACCCGATAAGCCACATTAGTAAGAGTGTATAGACCCTGTTTACTCCCTTTTAACCCTTTTATTATTCTAAGCACTGAAGATAACGGTATATCTCCGTTTAAATCTAGCACTTCATTATCGTAATCATTCATATCACCTATTACAATAATTTCATAACCTTTTTGAATATATGAATAAATAATATTTTGAAGAATTTGTGTTTGAGCTTCCCTTTGAGCACATCTATGCGAATCAGTAGGAATAGCTATTAGATGAGCACTAATAAGTGCTACATTTATATTTTTATTTTCATTTTTATCACTTGTTGCTAATTGAAATTCAGTAATATAATGCTTTGAAACACTCGTTGTAGATGATGTTCCTGTATATCCACATGTTGACCCAGCTATTGGATACTCTATTTTTTCGTTACTTCTATATAAGTTTGTTATAGGATCTATTTTTGTAATTAATCCAACATTTTGACCTGTTCCTGTATCGGTTCCCTTTTTTAAATATGTATTATAAGGATTTATAGTATTTGTTGTATTTAATAAGTTTTTTAGTATATTCAATTCATCACATCCTTCTACTTCACATAAATTAAGAATGTCAGGATTCAACGCACGAATTGTATCAGCTACGTAATTCATATGTATTTCAGCATCAGAAAGTGTTTTCCAAGTACATCCATTTCCAGGGCAATCCATTGCGCTATAATAATCAATAAAAAGCCATTCCACGTTATATTGAACTAATCGTAATGTATTTTTTGATTTTCTTCTATCTCCAAAAGAGGATACATTTGGACATTCTGTATCAGTTAAACACATAATATCTGTTAGAAAAAAAGACAATATTAATAAACTACAAACTAACAAATTCATTGCTTTATATATTATAATTAGATTTAATATAAAATTGAAAATAAATTATACAAAAATAATATCATAATAAATTAATAATTAATACATTTATAAATGAATAACAATAAAATATATCCGGTAACAGAATATACCATGTTCTTTGATGGATGTAGCAAAAGCAATCCAGGTGAAGCAGGAATTGGTGCAGTAGTATATAATAGTAGTTTAGAAGAGATAATAGTTGTTAGCAAAGCAATAGGAGTTAAAACAAATAATGAATCAGAATATATGGCGTTAATTGAGGGATTAAGATCGCTATTATTTAGAAGTATAAAAAACGTTATTGTGTTTGGTGATAGCCAGCTTGTTATCAATCAAGTTACAAAGATTTATAAGGTAAAATCGGAAAATTTACTCCCTTTATATAATCAAGTTCAAGAATTGTTAAAACAATTTGATTATATTGAATTTAAACATGTATTGCGTAACAAAAATAAACGCGCAGATGAATTAGCAAACATTGGATTAAAAAATAAATATATATGCGAAACAGATATAGATAACTAATATGTTAACTTTCTAATATTCCAAAAGTCGCATATTTAATATAGATGTTGGTTTATATTTTAATAAATCAATCTCTTTTTTTGTTGTTGGAAATAATTCTGTCCCATAAATGTCTTGTAGAAGCAACCATTCAAATAATCCTCCATTATAACAATACAAATTATAGAATCCCATAGTTGCTAATTTATTACACTTATTTATTACATTTTCATCATTACAATTTTTTCCATAAATTACAATACGAATATTTCTATTTGCATTTAAATATTCATTAATTAACTCTTCTTCTTTACTTGCATTTAGTGTATTTGATATTAAACATTGTTGTTCTGATATAGGCAATGTATTAATTAACAAAAATACTTCTGGTGTCTTAATAATTGTTTGAATATCTTCATAATTTATATTTTGTATTGATGTAGTCTGACCCATTATAAAATATAAATAATTGTTTTAAATATATATTATTTATAAATTACTTTTAAATGAAAATTATTAGAAATTATAAGTATTTTAATTATTAAAAGTATAGTTATTATTATAATCTTTCAAAATTTCCATTTGTATAATGAAATAATAAAAAACTACTTAGTCCAAAGACTACATCAACTAACAAATAAATATAAGACATTTTATTTCCATATATAGCATTTAATGCAAATAGTGTATACAATAATCCATGTATGGGTCGTAAATTATTCCACCAAATTTTATCCCCAAATACTTCACCGCCTGTATTTCTAGAACCAGTAAAATAAATATAAAAAAAACCAATAGCAGGCAATAAAGCTAAAAAGCCTAGCAAATGTAATATGTCTTTATTTGCAACTTTCGCAATATAAACAAAAAATGCTCTAAGAGGAATACAACCTAATAAAAAAAGTAAAAAACGTTTCTGAATATTATTCATGTTTATACTATATCTACATAAATAATAATAATCAATAAAATAATAATCTATAATTTATAATTTATAAAACAATATATTTTAATTAAATTTAACAACAATTTCAACTTTTTCCTTTTTAATACTTTTAGTTGCTGAAATAGATAATTCTTCTCTCTTCTTTCTTGTTTTGGAATTTGTATTATTTCCATTATCAATCTTAATCTCCTTTCTTTTACTTGTGCTATTACGACAATTCATATCTTTTTCAATAGTGTCATAATTTTTCTCAATATAATCAACCACCTTATTTTCTAATGCCCATTTAAAAAAATTTAATTGACCAATAGTTGTTTCAATGCTATTTCCAGTAGTATAAGGAATACTAATTCTATCCCAACGACAAAATGGATCAAACCGACGCTTTGAATAGGCCTTTAACTTTAATTTATAATCATCATACACTTTAAAACGTTTTACAAAACTATCATTAAAACTAACATTTGTTGTTACATCTTTAATTTCATAAATAGTATAATATTTTTTGGCATAATTTGTAGCAAACCAATCAACAATACGAAGCGAAATCTTTGATTCACCTGTAATTATACGAAGCATCTTATCTAAATTATTATTTGCGTTGTGATTTCCATCTTCATCATATACCTTATAGAAAACTAACAAATTTTTAAGCAATAAATCATTTTGCGTAGTATAAGTGGTAATATTGTTCATATGTAAGACTTTACTTAATTTATTTAAGTAGTTTTAACGCACTAATATATAATTTAGTAAAAATGAATATTGTTTATAATTATTTTTCTAAACTATTAGTATAATCCAAATGAATAATTTTATGGATAAATATTTTGGTCCATTGCCAAGAGAATATTGCGTATACTTCTATGCCTTATCTATATTTTTTGGATTTGTTTTTGTTGTTAGTTTATTATCTTTTTTAGCAGTAACTATTGTTCATTATAAAAAAATGAACATGTTAACAATTATGAATACATCTATGTTATTAGTCAACACATTTTTGGCTTATTTAGTGAATCGTTTATTGCATACTATGTGCGTTAAAAGTATTTAGATTCTATAAAATATACTATATATACCGAATAATTTAAAAAATTATATTTAAATTATTCATGTCAAGTAATAAAGAATATGCCAAACATAGTCCATGACCAAATGCTTCACTTGGGTCATTTAATAAAACTTCTAATTTTTCAATAGACATATGACATACATTATTTTCATCACAATCTAAACCATAATTACCTTTTTTATTTATTGCAGGAACATCTACTTCACAAATCATTATATTTTCTCCTTTTTTAAGTTTATCTAATAATTTATTGTATTCTGGAAACTTTTTAACTAATCTAACATATTCCTTAAAGTATATATGTTTTCTTGATTCGATATAATTATATCTTGTTTCATTTCCATTTTTATCAATACATAATGAAAATTTCGTATTTTTTCTTCTGTTAATTTTGTTAGGATATCGAATTGGGTTTGCACAATTCCATAAATCATTTCTCCAATTATAAAACAAATCGTAGTCTATTTTATTTTCTTTAAGAATAACGTCTCCACTAGATAAATTTTTAGGTATAAATTCCCACCATAAATACTTAGGATTATTCATATGATATTTGGAAGGATATACTTTATTTTCATAAACAACATCGTATACTTTGCATCCCTGATAAAAGTTTTCGAATATGATGGATCCATTATTAGCACAAATTTCATTTCCATCGGTTTTTAACAAATAGGGCGAGAAATTTTTCCATTTGCTATTATTCCATTTCAAAACATTAATAGATTCATACCCATCTATTTCAACTGGCTTAGCAGTAGTTGATTTAATTCTTTGAGTTGCTATCATTTTTTATAATTATACTTATTTTTATATACATTCTGTTATTATCTGTATAAATCAATTTTTTATTCATATAGTTTATTTTTATAAACTTTTGTTAGTTTCAACTGGCTTTCCAGTTGATGTATTTATAGGTTTTAAAAAGTTATCACTTGCGCTAATATCATTTACATAGTTAGAACTAGTTAAAAATGGATTAATTCCTCTTTGCGCTATCATTTCTCTATCAGCAATCCTTGTATCTAAATCTTCTCTCTTTGAGTTATTTTGGTCATTTTGATTTCTTGAAAACACAGAATTTGTAATTCCAATCATTTCATTATCAAAATGATAGTTAGACAATGATAAGGAATTTTCATCTAATGATTGGTTAATTGCGTTGTATGTGTTATCAATGGGCTCTATAGTATTGACATTTGTATTGTTTTGTTTTTCAGGTCTTGCACTTTTATAATAACTTTCTCCTAAACTCCATTTCCACCAATATTGGTTTTTCATTAGTTATACTATATTATATAAAAATAAAGCGTTCTATATAACCTATAACCTAATATTCATCGCGTGTAATAACCAAGTTTTTTGTAAACAAAAAAGCATCTTTGTTAGTTCGACGACGTTTTAAATTACATTCTAAACAAGCTACAACCAAATTGCCTCTATTATGTCCAATATCATTGTTAATTCTATCAAGAGACCATTGCTTCATTTCACGCACAATTTCATATAATATATATACTTCATTATTGCAATAGTGACAAAACAAATTACAATCATTTAATAATTGGATAACTTCTTCATAACTAACAAAGTTATCTTCATTTAACTTCTTTTTAAGTATATCTTGTTGTTTATAACTAGACAATTTAGTTTTAATGTTATTTTTATAGTATCTTAATGAGTTTAACATATTTGTGTCTAATTTATTCAAATTGTCTCTGTCATTATCATTATCATTAGTAAGTAAAAGCATTTGTGTTAAAATACATTGATTATTATGTTCTAAATCTTCTTGTGTTAATCCCCATTTATTTGTTTCAACTTTAAACTTTTTTTCTTTTTCATAACTAACATTTTTATTATATGTATTTGAATTTATATTCGATTTTGATGTAGTTTTTGGTGGTGGAATAAATAATGATTTTATATTGGTATTGGTATTGGTATTTGTATTGGTATTGGTATTGGTATTGGTATTGGTATTGGTATTGGTATTGGTATTGGTATTGGTATTGGTATTGGTATTGGTATTGGTATCCATATTGATTTGTACTATCTTTGTGTTCATATTATAAATCTATAAATATAATAATATTTGTTTATATTCTTAATTCTAAAAAATAATATAATATATAAAAAATTGAGTTAAACTTAATTTTACATTACTATGTATACTAACAACAAATATGTCAACCGAAGTTGAGAAAAATAATATAAATGCAAAAAATGATAATAAACTAAATAATTTAAAATATAAATCAATGGTATTAAATGGATTAGTATGGCCAGAAACGAAATCAGTGAATGATTTAAATAATTTGGATATATTTCTTGAAAAAGAAAAAGAAAAAAGCAGTTCTAATACTGAACCTTGGAGCAAACAAGATAAAACATCAAAAATTAAGCGACTAACCATTTTTGCGAAACATTTTCAAGAAGAAAACCAACTAACCGACGAAGAACATAATCAATTGATTGCGTTTTTTAGAGATTGTCTCGATAGAAAAAAGTTACTTCGCGTAAAAGATGTTATATGTGATAAAGAAACTGGTGAAATAAAGTCAATACCAGCACTACAATACAATAAAGCATCTCATAACTATACACTTAAAAATATTGATAAACGCATATCTACAATTAAAAGTTTAGGACCTACAAAGAAGATGAATGGAACGATTAAACATATTTCTATTAATGATAACGATAATAGTGACACAGATAATGATGAATAAAATTGAACTTTTTTTGCATCTTTAAGTTACTTTAAATATATTATTCGCAATATACTTAAAGAAACCCTTGTTATTTGTATAGTTTAAAATATTGTATTAAAGATATTTCTATAATAATATAAAGACAAACGAATATGACAATGCACAAACATATTCACGAATTGCCAGAGTTGGAAGATATTTTACATAAACTTTGTCCAATAGAAGAAAAGAGATTCTTCAATGAGGAAGAAGCATTAGAAATATACGATACTTGTGTTTTCTTAATGGAAGAATTTGTTAGTATGCATCCAAAATTGATTACAGAACCTGATTTTGAAGATGTATTTGATGAAAACATTAGCGAATTAATGCATTGTCATTTTGATTTTGATGTATTTTATACAGAAGAAGCACAAGAAGAAATGGATGAAATTATTGAAGTTGCTAAAAATGATTTTTATAAGGAGTTGTACCCTTTACGTTCTTACTCATCTAGTATTATATTGTGTGATCCAGATTATGAATTTATTAAAGAACAAATTGATGTTTTGCGAGGAAAGCCACAACCAGTTCAAAGAACAAAAGAATGGTACGAAATGAGACAAAATTTAATCACTGCTAGTAATGCATATAAAGCGTTTGAAAATCAAAATACAAAAAATCAATTGATATTTGAAAAATGTCAAACACAAAGTAAACAAATACAACCTATAGAACAAAATGTAGATTGTAAGCATATTGAAATTGAGTTACCGACTACAAATGATGTTCAAATGGTTAATGTAAATAGTACATTACATTGGGGGCAAAAATATGAACCATTATCAGTTATGTATTATGAGTATATGTATGATACTAAGGTGGAAGATTTTGGTTGTATTCAACATGATAAATATAAGTTTCTAGGTGCATCTCCTGATGGGATTAATGTAGATCCTAATTCCAAAAGATATGGTCGAATGCTTGAAATCAAAAATATTGTTAATCGTGAAATAGATGGAATTCCTAAAAAAGAATATTGGATACAAATGCAATTACAAATGGAGGTATGTGACTTAGATGAGTGTGACTTTTTAGAAACTCGTTTTACTGAATATCCAGATTATCAAGAATACTTACAAGATACTGCAACTGATGAGATATATGAGGATGAAGAAGGCAATGAATTTTGTAATACTACAAATTCTAAAGATGATAAACAAAAAGGAATTATAGTTTACTTTCATACTAAAGAAGGTAAACCATATTACGAATATAAACCATTAGATATTGTACATCCAGATGATATTCAATTATGGGAGGAAAAAGTATTAGATTTATATCAAGGCGAACAATATAAATATATATTTGTTAAATTTATTTACTGGAAATTAGACGAATATAGTTGCGTGTTAGTTCAAAGAAATAGACAATGGTTTGAAAATAATATTGCAGAAATGGAAGAATTATGGTCAGTTGTATTGAAAGAGAGACAAGATGGATATGAACATAGGGCACCTAATAGTAAACGTTCTAAAAAAGATACAATCAATGTTGAGAAACTAGATGTTACAATGAATGTAAATTCGGGTAGTAGTGGATGTTTATTAAAATTTATTAAACCAATAATACACACAAATTTAACTAATTCTATTTATATACCTATTATCACAAATCTAGAATTAAATATAGATAATATAATTAATAATAAATAATTTAATATAAAATATTTTCATTTGTCGGTATAGACCAGAACAATTTATTTGGTTCTGTTCTATAATATCCAACACGAGCACCTTCTCCTTCTTCTGCCTCTGGCAATGGCATTACAACATTTGACTTATTTTTAATATCGTGATATAATGCCCCGCAAAATTCAGGTCGTGTACAAATACCAATGTCTGGATTTTTAAAATAACGTAAATTATTTGTTAGTTGTTTAAATGAACTCACACCAAATATAGGATATTTCCACCACATTTCACTTGCGCTATCATTAGACACATCATTTTTTCCAATTAATGGATAATCATTTAAAATAGCTTGGTCGACAGATACTGGAAATTCGCCTGGAGTTGCCAAATCATTTGATTTGAATTTATATACTGGTCTAAATCCTTCATTTACTTTTTTTTTAATAAAGGGTGCTAAAAATAGTCCTAATATTAATATAACTAACAAAAGTATACTTGATCCAATTACTTTATCTTTCATATACTATATTGTAATATTATTTTGTTACTTGCAAAATAGTATTATAACTCTATCTACAAATATAATTATCATTTATTATTTACATTTGCTTGTAAATGTTTTATTTTGGATGACATAATTGTTATCATTACATAATTGTTATAATTATTAATAAAGTCTTGTTTTTGTTCTTCAGTAAAATTATTATTCTTCATATCTAAATGCATTTTAGCAATTCCATTTTTAGGATCTAATGTTTCACAGATTAAATTATTAACAATCATTTTATCATGATTTTCTAATAAAATATTATACAATGCTTCGCCATTATATGGTATTTTGTATACTCCTTCATTATTTAAGTTTAATAATTCTTGTGATTTTATCATTTTTTTATTATAAAATAATTTATGATTTTTACTTATAACAGTTTTCTTATTAGGAATATTTTTAGCTAAAGCATCCTTTTCGATACAAACTAAGTAACTATCTTGAATTATAGTTTTTGTAATTGTCTCTATTTTATTTCCACGAATAGTATTTTTATTAGATTTAATTTTTTCAATAGCAATTATTTCTTGATCAGTTTGTATAGGAGTTCCAGCAGGAAAACAAATATTAGAAAATTGATATTCAATAAAATTTGTTAATATATAACCATCAGACGTTAAACAATATATTTCTCCAGAATTATTAAATGCGAATGCTGTTGGTTGTTTAGGTGTTACATCTGTTAGTACACTAACAGTGATATTTTTATAGAATTTTATAATAGTATTAATTCCGTTTTTACCACATCCATATAAATTTCCAAATTTGTTACATTTAATATATTTTAAACCACTGCCACCGTTATATATTGTTGAAGTACTACCATTATTTGTTATCTTTAATATAGATGAATTTTCATAACTACAACAATATAAATTTCCTAAATTATCAAATGTAATGCTATTAGGTTGGTTTAATCCAGATGTATATATTGATGTTGTTCCATCTACATTTATTTTATATATAATGCCTTGAAATATAGCAGCACAATATATATTTCCAGAATTATCAATAGCAATACCAGTACATTGTCCGGGATAAGCAATTATAGTTTTATTTCCATATGGATCTATCTTACCAATATATCCTTGTATACTACTAGTATAATATAGATTTCCAAAATTATCAAACACTATATTTTGTATACCTTGTAAACCATCAGCAAAAATACTAATAGATCCATTAACACTTATTTTAAATATGCTTTCTGTATAATGATTAGATACATACATATTTCCGCTTGAGTCAATTTCTAAACCCACTAAATCATACGCGGAATTTATATAACATATATTACCAGCAACAATTGTTGACATTATAATATATTATTATAATATAATTAATATTTCTAAATAATTAACCGTTTTCAAATTATATGAAAAAAATTAAAACTAAACCAACAAAAGTATAATAGAATTAATTGCGGTATTTTTCATATAATATAACTCTATCTACAAATTTTATTCTTTTTACATTTTTTATTTTATTACTTACTTTTGCTTATAAATTTTTTATTTTTAATAACATATTCATTATATTCTGATATAAATGTTTGTTTTTCACTATCAGATAAATTACGATTTTTCATATCTAAATACATTTTGGCTATTCCATTTTTAGGATCTAATGTTTCACAAATTAAGTTGTTTACAATCATTTTATCGTGATTTTCTAACAAAACATTATAAAGTATTTCACCATTATACTTTATTTTATAAATTCCTTCCTTGTTTAATTGCAATAAATTATTTGCTTTTATCATTTTTTTATTGTAAAATAATTTATGATTTTTACTAATAAGCGTTTTTTTACTAGGAATGTTTTTAGCTAAAGCATCCTTTTCGATACAAACTAAGTAACTATCTTGAGTTATTGTTTTTGTAATCATCTCTATTTTGTTACCGCGAATAGTATGTTTATTAGAATTAATTTGTTCAATGAAAATAGTTTCTTGATCAGTTTGAATAGGTGTTCCAGAAGGAAAACAAATATTTGAGATTGGATTTTCATCATCTATGAGTGATTCAGTCAATGGATTTTGGTCTGTTACATTATTTAAATCCGAAATAACCCAACCCCTAACATCATATGATTTTGAAAAATACACTAATAAGCCATTTTGTACATTAACAGACATAATATTATCATCATCGCCATCATTATTATAAATATATGACCGTGTTGTATTTTGAGTAGGTGATTTTGGTATAAAATAGGAGTATAATGTTTCAGTACTATAATCTGAACTATCAGAATGTTTTATGTAATATAAATTCATATTTGTATTATCACCAGAATATACTAAAGGATGATAATAACGTGTAATATATTCATCTCCATCTGAACCCATATTTCCATATGCTCCAAATCTAAAAGGAAGGTTGTCACTTACATCAATATCGATTTTAAAAATCCCTTCAACTGCCCAACCATGTTGAATAGTAAATGTACGTCCAAATGCTTGACATATTTGAGTATTAAATACTCCATCATTATCGTTTCGAGGATATAATTTAGGAAAATAATATTTACCAGATTGTACATCATACAAATAAAAAAAGCCCCAATTATCAAAAACATCATCCCCTAAATCATTCCAACATGATGCTATTAATCTATCCTCTTCTAACTTATCACCTGCAACAATATTTTCATTAATAAAGTCTGCCATTCCAGAATAAAATTGTTCTTGATAGTCATATGGATTAAAACGATATGTATAAGTTTCATTCATCATATCTTTCTCCACAGAATTACCTACTTGCAAACCATTATCAGTTATAGTATTTTTAGAAGTTATAAAAGTAGACATTATATTATAGTATAATATAATTAAAATTTCTAAATAAATAACTAATTTTCAAATTATATGAAAACAATTTAAAACTAAACTAACAAACTATATAGAAATGATGAATAACACTCCAAATAAAAAAGATAGCATTGATATGCGTGTTACTAAACGCGATGGCTGTTTGGAAGAAATTGCGTTTGACAAAATTTTAAATAGAATTAAAAAATTAGGTGCAGAAGTTGATATTCACATTAATTATCAACAACTTGTTATCAAAGTAATTGATCAATTATATGATACGATTTCTACAACTAAAATTGACGAATTAGCTGCCGAACAATGTGCATCTATGTCTACTTTGCATCCAGATTATGCTACACTTGCATCACGTATTCTTGTATCAAACCATCAAAAAAATACTGAACCTGCATTTTCTGATGTAATGAAAAATCTATTTAATTTCAGAGATATACATAATAATCTATATCCGCTTATATCTGATAATCTATGGAATTTTACAAGAAAACATAAAGAAGAAATTGACCAAATGATTGATCACAATAGAGATTATTTAATTGATTATTTTGGGTTTAAAACACTTGAACGTGCTTATTTGTTTAAATTAAATGGTAAAATCGTTGAAAGACCCCAACATATGTGGATGCGTGTTTCCATTGGGATTCATTGTTCTCAAGCAAATTCAAATAATTTATTAGCATTAGTAAAAGAAACATATGATTTAATGTCTCAGAAGTTTTTTACACACGCCACACCAACGCTTTTTAATGCTGGAACACCTAGACAGCAGTTATCAAGTTGCTATTTAATTGCTATGGAGGATGATAGCTTAGATGGAATCTATAATACATTAAAAGATTGCGCACTTATATCAAAATACGCGGGAGGTGTAGGTCTTCATATTCATAATATTCGTGCTAAGGGTACACATATTCAAGGAACAAATGGAACATCTAATGGTTTAGTACCTATGTTACGTGTATATAATAATACAGCTCGTTATGTTGATCAAGGCGGGGGAAAGCGTAATGGTTCATTTGCTATCTATTTAGAACCATGGCATGCAGATATTTTTGACTTTCTAGAAATGAGAAAAAATCACGGAGATGAAGAAACCAAAGCTCGCGACCTATTTTATGCAGTTTGGGTTCCGGATTTATTTATGGAACGTGTTAAGGAAAAAGATGGGACTTGGTCTTTAATGTGTCCTCGTGAATGCCCTGGATTAAGTGATGTATATGGCGACGAATTTAAGCAACTATATGAGAAATATGAACGTGCAGGAAAAGCTAGAAAAACTATTTTAGCGCGAGAGTTATGGTTTGCTATTTTAGATGCTCAAATGGAAACCGGAACTCCATATATTTTATATAAAGATGCTGTAAATAAAAAATCAAATCAGAAGAACTTGGGAACCATAAAATCGTCAAATTTATGTACCGAAGTTACACAATATTCAGACGATAAAGAAACTGCTGTGTGTAATTTAGCATCTATTGCTCTTCCTGCCTTTGTAAATACAAATGACAAATCATTTGATTATGATAGATTACATGAAGTTGTCAAGGTTGTTACAAATAATTTAAATAAAGTAATTGATATTAATTTTTATCCTACTGAAAAAACAAAAGTAAGTAATATGCGTCATAGACCTATTGGCCTAGGCGTACAGGGTCTAGCAGATGCATTTATTTTAATGGATATTCCCTTTCACTCAGAGGAAGCAAAAAAAGTAAACAAATTAATTTTTGAAACTATTTATCACGGTGCCCTTGAAAAAAGTAACGAAATCTCTAAGGAAAGAGGGGAATTTTTAGCTTCATTAAAGAATGAATCGCGTTTTAATCTACTCGATCAAGTTTCTGAGTATGAACATGCAAGTGGCATTTTGAAAAGAACTGATGAACGATTGCTAGGAGCATATAGTTCATTCGAAGGTTCTCCTTCTTCACAAGGCATTTTACAATTTGATATGTGGTCAGTTGAACCTACACCAAATCGTTATGATTGGGACCAGTTGAAACAAAATATTATTACATATGGATTACGTAACTCATTATTAGTTGCGCCCATGCCAACAGCAAGTACATCACAAATTCTTGGATATAATGAATGTTTTGAACCTTTAACAAGTAATTTGTATACGCGTAGAACTCTTGCTGGAGAATTTGTAGTGGTTAATAAATACTTGATGAAGGAACTTATTGAAATGGGAGAATGGAATGAACAAATTAAAAATAATATTATTGCGAATAAGGGTTCAATACAACAATTAACCCAATTATCACAACATATTCGAGACAAATATAAGATTGTTTGGGAAATGCCAATGAAACACTTGATTGATATGTCTGCTGACAGAGGCGCGTTTATTTGTCAAAGTCAAAGTCTTAATTTATGGATGGAGGATCCTGTATATAACAAACTAACATCTATGCATTTTTATTCTTGGGAAAAGGGCCTTAAAACTGGTATTTATTATTTACGTAGAAAGGCAAAGCATCAAGCACAGCAATTTACTATTGAACCTGAAAAACAGAAACACGATAAAAAACAAGTAGTTTTAAAAGAGGATGAAGGATGTGAAATGTGTAGTGCTTAAAAACTATATTTTATTTTTTATTTTCGAACAGGCTCATAATGTCCACCAGTCCATTCTAGCTCGACTGTTCTATCAAACTTAGCTGTAACTGGTATAAACTCAATTTGTTCGCCATTTCTATCACGATAATTTCGCACAATAATACGTAAATTCCAAATATTACAAGCTACTTGAATCTCAATTGCTCCACCCCAACACCAAGTATTTCTCATTGTTTCAATATAATTAGATGCATTATTATGTTCTAATTCTAATATAAAATGTGTATCTAATCCATCCATAATAATTTTATTTTCTTGTAAATAATCACATATTTTTTGACGTATTTCATAACTATTACTATTTGTAATAAAGTATTGTAAACTATTAAATAAACAACTCATTATATAAATTGTATATAGTAAATATTATATATAATTTATAGCATTTTTAAAGTAACTTCTTTAATGCACTATATTCTGATTTCTTTAAATCATATTTTCTTCGTTTAATTAGTTTACGAGCAATTTCAGTTTTGCTTCCTTGTTGTCCAACACCATATTTTTCAGCGAGTTTTTGTAGTTCTTTTAGTTTTAATCCTTTCTTCTTATAGGTTCTCTTTTTAGAAGAAGATTTTTTTGTTTTCATTTTGTTAGTTTTTCTTTTTTGAGACTTGGATTCAGTAATATGTAATAACTTTTTAATTGCTTCTTTCTCAGTTTTATTCAAGTCATAACGGCGTTTTTTAAGCAAGTTGTGGGCTACTTCTTTCTTTGTACCTGTTTTTGACACACCATATTTTTTGGCCATCTTACGTAAATCAGATAATCTTACTTCTTCTTTTTTGGATTTTTTAGAAGTTTGTTTGCGATCATACTTGTATTCATATACATATTCTTTTTTAGGTGACTTGGCTTGTTTAAATACGATATCCATAAAACTAGGTTTCTTTCCTTTACGTTGAATTTTCACCTTTTTGGTATACGTTTTAGAACGACTTTTGTGTTTTTTCGATCTTGATTTACTAGATCTTGATCTTGGTTTTTCTGCTAATTTTTTAGCCATTCTTTCAAGTCCAAGTAAAGCCTTTGATTGCTTTCTCTTACTTTTTTTTGACTTGTGTTTTCTATGATGTTTTTTAGCACTCTTGGTTGATCTTGGAATATAAATAGTTGAACTAGTAATTGGAGTGCTAATTGAAGAAGAACTAGATGTAGAAATACGACGTCTGGATATCTTTCTGTGCGATTTACGATTTTTAGTATGTCTTTTTTTGGATTTGTCAGTTTTTCTGTGTTTTTTAGGTGTGATATAACTGCTTGTTGAAGAGTAACTACTACTTGGTGTAGATGAAGATAGGTAATAGCTTGTTCTTGGCGAAGCAGTCTTATATTTGTATTTATACACAGGTCTTGGTGTAGAAGAACGTCTTATTGTTGATTTTCTTGGTGCTACAAAAGATACTTTTTGACTTTTGTTTTTTGGTTTAAATATAAGTTTTTTAATTTTGTTAATAAAACCTTTGGGCGATTTATTTGAAGAACTTATTTTTGCTGTACTTGCAGGACTTGTTGCTTTTCTCATAGTTGGAGTAGCAACTCTTATTGGGCTAGGACTAGTAGTTTTTTTAGGTGTAGTAAATCTCATAGGACTCGTTGATTTTCTAGGAGTAGTTGTATTTTTAGGTGTAGCAATTCGCATAGGACTCGTTGA